TTTCGCTTCTCCGCTCCACCGAAGGAAATCCACAATGCCGAAACTCCCGCAAATCACCATCACCGTTGAAGGTGGCATGATCCAGGACATCGACTGGCCTGAGAGCCTGAAGGGCTTGTTCGAGGTTATCACCATGGACTTTGACGACCCGGACCCGGATGACGAAAACTACCGGGAAAACCATGCTGGCGATGGCTACATCGAAGGCCGATGGCAGGACCCGGCATGACGCGCCGCGCCCCGCCTGAGAGGCTTATCAACCGCGACCCTGGCCCGCGCGCGGTCAGGATCGCGCGCCGCGCCACGCGCCACGCCGCCATGGCTGACCGCGTGGCCCGGGACCTGCTACACGCGGTCAGGCTGACACCCACGCCACCGACGCCGCCCGGCACACCGCCGCGCCCCTGAACCCATCGCCGTGCCTGAACACGCCGCCGGCCCTCTCAGGCCGGCGGCGTTTCCATGTCCGCCGCGAGCGCGGTCCCGGCTGTCAGGCCCACGGCTTCGACCGCCTCCCGCGCGGCTTTGACCTGGTCCTGGCACACCCGCAGCACCGCCGCCGCATGGTCCTGCGCATCCGCCGCGCGGGTATAGGCTTCCTGGGCACGAGCGGTCAGGCGCACCGCGTCGCGATACGCGCGCGCGGCTTCCGCTTGCGCGGCTGTCAGCATGGGCTCGGCTCCTTTAAGCGACAATGCGAAAACCTCAGTATTGCCCTGTCCGCTTCCAGCCCGCCGCTTCGTAGCCTTTGGCGCACGCTTCCGTCGCGGCGTAGGGGTTCCAGTTGGCCAGCGCGTCGCCCTTGCATTGCGCCACTTCGCCGTTGGCCGGGTTGCGCAGGACAACAACCGTGGGACCACAGCCCGCCAGCCCCACGATCACGCAAAAGACAGCCACCCAACGCATCGTTCGCCCCCCTCGTAGAGTAACGCCGGGCGCCGCCCGCTCTGAAGCGACAATGCGAAACCCGACCACAACGTCCGTGTTAAAGCGACAATGCGAAAACCACAACGGCGGCGTGGGCACAACGGTGCCGTTGACACCGCAACACAGCACGGCGGGATACTCAGGCTGCTTATATAGAGTATATATATTCTCTTTACTCTCTCTCTTTTCCTGCGTAACCGGTAGGAGAAACTGTGTTGCGGTGTCAACGTGCGTGTTGTGTTTCACGGGTCAAACGCGGCAGGGGCACGGCGATTGGCCAGATTATCCACGATTTTGGCCAGTTCTGGGCCGGTCATGTTGTCATAGGCCATGCCAGCGTCAGGCTTGGCCCACAACCGGCGGCGTCCCATGATAGTAGCGACCGGACTGCCCTTGGCCAACATCCGGCAACCGATCTGGCGCAATATGCCGGCCACGCCGACCACGTGCGGGATCGTCGTGCGCGGCGGCAAGGCTTCTGTCCCGGACCGCACGGCGGCGATCACCGCGTTGACGATGTCCTGCGCCGAGAAGATGTCCGGCAAGGTGAGCGGGTCCGGCAAGGTCCGGGACAGCCGGTCGAGCAGCCATTCCTGCACGGGATCGGCGCCGTGCCTGATGAGGTCCTGTTTGTCCCTTGTCATGGGTGCGTGGCCCTGAACCTCGTCGGCCATGATGCCCTCGTCCCAGTATCGGATCAGCCACTCCACGACGGCGTGGGCGTTGGTCTCGCCCCACGGCGAGGGCGCCCTGAGCCACGCCGCCAGCTTCTGGTGCCGGGACACGTCCCAGCCGGTTTCCTTCACGCGGATCACCCAGATGCGCCGGTCGTCGGGCGGCAGCGCCATCGGCTGGTCCTCGTTCGTCGACATGACCAGCACGAACACGTTGGCCATGTTGATCTGCTTCTCGCCCTTTTCGTTGACTTCCTCCCACTCGCGGCCCGGGTCGCACATGCGTTTGAGGTTTTCATACTGGTCGTGGAAACTCATGTTGCGGCGGGAGGTCATGCGGGTCTCGGGCATCAGCACGAGGCGGTTCATCATCCAGGGGTTGAAGTCGTTGGTGAACATACGATGCGACAAGGTAATGGACCGGTTCTCGCCCAGCACCTGCATGAGGGGTGCCCAGATTTGTTCCTTGCCCGCGCCCTGCTTGCCGATGAACAGCGGGTTGTGCCCGGGTTTGATGCCCACCGCGCCCACCACCATGGCCATGTAGAACAGCAATCTTCGCGCGTTCTCGGTGTCCTCGAACGTGGCGACGCCGGTCAGCGCGTGCAGCAGCGCCCACCAGTCGCTGCCCCGGGCATGCCGGTCCAGGACATCGTCCGGGACATGTCCCAGGACCCGGTCCAGGTCGATCCAGGTGTTGAGGTAGTCCCGCCATGTTCCGTTCTTGGCCTGCCGCCTGATGATTTCGCTTTGGCCGGGAAACCAGCCCAGGCGGTGGATGACGCGCCGCCGGCTGACATCGCCCATATACCATTGCGCCGGGGTAATGGGTTTGTCCGCTTTGCCCGCCGTGGGCAGGTAATCGCGCAACAGGGGCGCCCACCAGAAGTTGAAGCCGCGTTCCGGCATCTCGGCCAGGGTGTTGGTGTTGACGAAGACACCCTTCGCGAAGTGGTAGACCGTCGTGTCCCAGAACTCAGCGACGACGGCGGGGTCCGGGGGTAAAGGGCTTGGGGGCGCCTTGTCCGGGTCGATGGCGTCGAACCTTGAGGGGTCGAAGTCGTCAATCGTGAACAAACCGCCGGTCTCGTCGCTCAGCATCTGGTTCACCCGGGCGCGCACGTCCTCGGGCGTGCGGTCCTGGCAATGCCCGTGCCAGCACTTGAAGCCGCCACCCCGGAAATACATGGTCCCCGTGTCGACGGCGGTGCTGGGGGTGTGTTCATGCACCCAGGGGCAGCGCACGTCCCAGCCGGTGCCCTGCGAGGCCCGCCGCTCGTTGCCCAGGACCATACCCAGCTTGCGCATGACCCGGAGCGTCGGGTCCACGGACCGGCGGCTCGGTCCTGGTGTGGGTCCCGGCGCCGGTCCCGGTCCCGGTCCCGGGCTCGCCGCATCGAACGGATCGAAGGGCTCGGGATCTGGAGGCTGAACCTTGGGTCTGGCCTGCACGGACAGGCGCCGCTCAAGATCCGCCGGATCGCGCCGGGGACCCGTCGCGTGGGTGAGCCGCGCTCTGTGTGGCGGCGTGTATTTGGTGTTGGACCCAAAGGGCAGGCGCATGATCCTGACCACGCCCTTCATGCCTGGGTCCTTGCCGCCGAACAGGACATCCACGGCGGCGTCTATCAGCGCGTCGCCTCGTGTCCTGTCGGTGATGGGCGGGTCCAGGACATATCCCCAGTGTTCGTTGCCGGGCGAGGTCTCCACCCGGTAGGTGGGCTCGCCCAACACGTCCTCGACGCGCGCCGGGGCGACCTTGGGTCCCACGTCATCCAGCACCAGGACGTGTAAACTCTCGAAGTTCTCGATCCGCCGCAGGCCGGGCGTGTCCACCAGCCCGACGCTGAAGTAGTTGTTCCAGTCCGGGTTGAACCGGGCGAGCAGCCCGGACCCGGCGGGCTGCGTGGCCCAGTAGGGCCGGTATTTGTCATCCCGTCCCAGGACCGGGACCGAACAGACTTCCGCGCGGGGCCACTGGTCCCCGAAGATCAGTTCCAGGAACTCCTGGTTGTTGGTGATCGCTTTGGCCATGGGGTCGCGACGCCGCGTGGCGCTCCTTTCCGTGTGAGGGTTGCTGGGTCCGTATCGTGTTCGCGCGTGTTGTTCGCGCGGGGCACGGAGCCTGTGCCCATGCCCAACACCGGTCAAGCCAGCAAAAGCGACAATGCGAAATAAACCGGGGGAAAAGCGATGCTTGCACACGTAAGGCGGGGCGCCTACATAGGCGAGGCTTTCCACTCGCGCGGCGTTCAGCCCGCGTGGGCGGGGTTGCAGGACCGTATCCTGGCGCGCAGGGGTGTGCGTCAGGACTCAAACGCCCGGCGTGAGCCACACCGCCGGGCGTTTCTGCGTCAACCGCTCCTTTAGTGGCGCGCGGGGGGCTTGCCCCATTTCGCCGCGTGGGCCTGGAAAATGTCGTCTTTGATGATGTCCAGATCTTCACGCACCCGGTCCATCGCATCACAGATGCAGGCTGGCACGTCGCCCGCCGTGTTCATCGCCACCGTGAGCAGGTTCGCGGTGTGTATCGCCCCGGCGTAATATTGTATCCTGAGCCCATGGACGTTCAGTTCATCAGCAGTCAAGCCGTTCCGCGCGCACATACCCAGGATAATCCGATTGAGGTCTTCTAGCAGGGACAAGCGGGTTTCGTCGTGTTCTGGCATGGGGTGTTCCTTTCCTGGTTCTACTCCAGAGGGGTGAGCGCGAGGATACCGTTCTCGGTGATTTCCACCCAACCGGCTTGGGGTCCGACGCGCACGTAGCCCAGCCACGCCAGCCCTTTCAGCCGTGCCTGTAGCAAGGGCTCGCTCCCGGTCCCGGGTATCGCGAGAGGCCCCTTGTCCCGCAGCCGCTCCAGCAGCTTCCTGGCGCCCCGCGCGAGGGGGGTCGGCCCGTGGGGTGGATCATTCAGCGTCTTGTGCGCCTCGGTCATGAGCGGCGGGCTCCTGGTCGACGATGTTCTCGGCATCGGTGACAGCTTTAACCAGTGAGTTAGTTAACCACACGGAGACGTGCCTTTTGTGAGACGGGGGTGCGTTTCCACCATAGATGCTTCTCTAATGCTGTCCGCGTTTGCTCCAGAAGGACATTGTCGATTTGGCGAGCAAGGGCACGGCTCGCGGCGCGCCTGGATGTATGGAGTTCGCGCAGAACACGGTTTAGTTCGTCATATTCGCGAGTGCTGAGCGCGACGGATAGTTCAAGCGTGTGGGAGCGGTTCACGAAGCGGGGCATTGGGATAATCCTTTCAGGTAAAATTTATAGGTCACGCCGCGCGGTTGTCGTTGTAAGCCTGTCGCATGGCGTCGATCCGCCGTGCGTTCTCACGCACCGACACCCCGGCGTTGTGGGTGTAGACCCGGCTTACCGTCGCCGGGTTGTCGGCCAGGACATGGGCCACGTCGGAGACGGTCCAGCCCTGCTTGATCCTGAGTGTCGCGAAAGTGTGTCGAAACACGTGCGGCGTGAGAAGGGGCAAGCCGGCTTCGGCCTTGAAGCGATTGAAGCCGCGCATCAGGCGATGGCTTGGAAACAAGGGACCGGTCGGCTTGCCCTGTGATTTCGGCGCGTGGAACGCTTCACGCTTCAGGACCGCGAGCAGCCGGTCCGTCACGAAGACATCGCCGCAGCGTTTCTTGTTCTTCGGTCTGTAAGCCGGGTTCACGAAGTCGATGAACTCGTGTCCCGGTGTCAGATCAATGTGGTCCCAGGTCAGTTGCAGGATCGCGTCCCGGCGCTGACCGCTGTCCAGCGCGATGCACACGAACAGCGCGGCGCGCCGGTCGACGAGGTCAGCGCGTTTTAGCCATTGCACCGCCAGATCGAAGACACGGGCGTCTTCCTCCGCTGAAAGCGTGTAGTTCCGGGGCGTCGAGACAGGCGGCATCTGGTAGAATGGCACGGCCTCGCGGGGTATGCGGTTGTTTCGCACGCCCCATTTAAGCACGGTGATGACCACGCTCAGGTGCCGCCGCGCCGTGCCCTGGGACCAGCCGGCGGCGAGGATGTCGCGGTGTAGTTCCGCCATCTTCTGTTCAGTGAACCGGTCCGCCGGGTAGTGTCCCAGTATCTTGCTCAGCTTGTTGACCGTGTGATCCTGCGCGCGGGTCAGGCGCTGGGTCCTGGTCGTCGCGGCGTAGTCGCTCGCCAGTCGCGCGAACGTGACGGGTGTCGCCGTCTGTCTGGGCGTCAGGCGTTGCTGTCTCCAGAACGCGAAGTTTTCTTCGGCCTCGGTCCGGTCAAGGGTGCCGCACGCCATTTCGTTGGTGCGGTAGGTCGCGCCCCCGGCGCCGTCGTCGGTGACATCGGTAAATTTGATGATCCAGCGACCTGTCGGCTTTTGCCATAGATACGCAGTGCGAACCGTCCACTCGTTGGCGCTTTCGCCGGGGCGGCGGGGGCTTCGGGCGGGTTTGCTGATATGATGCTTTTTGATAGCCACGTTTCGATGTCCTGTCTGCGTATGAGAACCGGTCGTCCCGGCAAAAAAGGCAATGCGCCCGCGCGGCGCAGCGCCTGGATTTTGGATAGGCCGCACCGCAGGAGCGTCGCCGCTTCCCGTTGCGTCAGCAGGTCGGGCAAAGGTCAGTCCTGGCCTTCGGCTTCAGGAAGCGCGTCGGTCGCGGACGGCGGCGCCGTCGTATGGTTGAAGTCCGGGTCCCGGGCGCGGATGAAGTCGAACAGTTCGATGGCGAAGCGCATGTCCACGTCTTTATCGAACGTGATATGCACGCGACCGAACGCGCGCACCTTGAACTCAAACGAACCGGATCGCATCGCGCCGGCCTCGGGGGACAGGCTCACGCTGTTGGCGCGGGTGCGTAGTTCCGTGACCGTCGTGTTGGTGGCCTCGCGCTCCAGGTCACGGGGGTCGATGCCCAGAACCTCGGCCAGCTTCGCCACGGTCTCGGGCCTTGGGTAGCCCTGCCCGGCGAGATAGTGGGTCATGCGGTCACGGTTGCGCGCGACGGTCTTGCCGTGTTTGTCGATTTTGGTTCCCCACACGGCGCGGGCCACGTCGGACCCGGTCATGTGTTTCGCCGCCATCGCCTGCGCGAGGTTGGTCCGAAACTTCTCCAGGTCTGGTAACGGTGGTGTCCGTAACGGATTTTGTGACGCGATCATGTGAGCGCGGGGATAAGTGCTGGATGGGGGCATGGCCGGTTTAATCTCTTTGGTCAGTGTCACGGGGGAGCGAGGGTGGCGGAGTGGATCACGGACAGAGCCCGGCGCCACGTGAGCGCGTGGAGTCGGATAATGTCAATGCCATAAAAACAACCTCGGTGTTGGTTTGTCAACCCTTCATATAGGTTTTATCCTACCAGGATGTTACATTTTGCGGCCACTTCGGTTCCATGCCGTCACAGGTATTTTCGCGGGTATTTTGTGGTGTGCGAGGGTCAGGCGGGCTAGACGGGTGAACCAACTGTCCCTACATTCGTATGTCCGGTGAACGACCTTGTCAGGAAAAGTGGCGGAAATGCTCACATTGGATGCGGCTTTCGTGTTTGACGCCGTGGGTGGCCCCACCAACCTGTTGGCTTTGCTGCGGCGCGGCGAACCCACCCGGACGTTGTCTTACGCGCAGGTTCAGATGTGGCGCCAGCGTAACGCGGTGCCGGGGGCGTGGATTGTTCCTGTGCTATATTTAATGACCCAACGGGGCCACGCCCTGGGCGAACTGCTCGTGGACGACAAGGACCCTTTCGGCGTGGCGGACGTGGCTCACGCGACCGTGGCGGGGGCCTGACCGTGCGCGTGCTGGGTGTGGACCCCGGCCTGAACGGCGCGTTGGCGGTGATCGAGACGAGTTTGGACGCGCTCCTGGTCCAGGACATGCCGGTGGCGAAGTCGGGGACCGGGACAAGACGTGAAGTGGTCCCGGTGTTGTTGGCCGAGTTGATCCGCGCGTGGCGCCCCGACGTGGCCTGGGTCGAGAAGGTCCACGCCATGCCCAAACAGGGCGTGTCTTCCACGTTCACCTTTGGGCTGGGCTACGGCGTGGTGCTGGGCGTGCTGGCCGCGCTGGACGTGCCCGTCAGGCTGGTCACGCCGTTGGCGTGGAAGCGCGGGCTGGGCCTGGACGCCGCTAAACAGGGTTCACGCGCCATGGCCATGCGGATGTTTCCGCGCGAAGCGGCGCTGTTCGCGCGGGTGCGCGACGATGGCCGCGCCGAGGCGGCGCTGCTGGCGTGGCATGGGGTTGGGATATTTCGGGACAAAACAACAGAGGCGAACAAAAAAGCCGCTTGACTCGCGTGACAACCATCGTAAGGTCGGGACGCAAACCAACACGCTCCCCCGGCTTTCATCCTCCAGGTTCGAGGTTTTCCATGCGAAAACAGGGACATATCCCGGCGCCTCGAAGCTACCAACTGGATGGCGTGAAGTTTGTGTTGGACGCGTTGTCCCCACGAAACACACACAACACGCATGTTGACACGGTCCCCAGAGCGGGACACCGCGCGGCGATGCTGGCGGATGATCCGGGCCTGGGGAAGTCCCTCATGGCGATCCTCGTGGCGCTGGCACTGGGCGCGCTGCGCGTTCTCATCATAGCGCCGGCCATAGGGCGCGTGTCCTGGCCCCTGGAGATCCGCAAGTTCTGGCCCCAAATGCTCCCCTTCACGCGGGTTCCGGGACAGGGCGCGTTCCCCGCGAGCCTGTTGGACGACCAGATCATACTCATCCTGAGTTACGATAGCTTCAGCCACGGCGCGACCCTGCGCCGCTGGAACGGTCCCCTGCGTGAACGCGGCTGGGACCTGCTCATTCTGGACGAGGCGCATTATCTCAAGGAGGGGTCCTCGAACCGCACCCGGGCGATCTACGGGGACAAATTTGGCCACCGGGGGCTTCAGTCGACGGCGAACCGGGTGTTGTTGCTCACGGGTTCGCCCACGCCCAACCACGCGGGCGAGTTGTTCCCCCACTACAGGACCTTCTGGTCGGATTTGTTGCGGAACCGGGAGGGCCAGCCGCTGGGGCAAACCGACTTCGAGGAACGCTACACCAAATACACCGACACCATCTGGGGACGCGCCATCCAGGGGTCGCAGAACCAGGACGCGCTGCGTGAGGCGTTCGCGCCGGTCATCCTGCGCCGTCGCCGTCAGGATGTGCTGGGCGAGTTGCCGCCGCTCCAGGTCGAGGACGTGCCCCTCATGATGGCACGGCCATGACCCTCGAACAGGACCAGATCGACCGGCTCATGGCGGTCCCGGTGGACGATCTGCCGGACGTGCTGCGCGACGAGGAAATCCATCTCGCGACGCTGCGCCGGATGCTGGGCGAGGCCAAGGCCGGTCCCGCCGCCGAGTGGGCCAGGGAAAAACTCACCACGGGCGTTGATAAAATCCTGCTTTTCGCGTGGCACACCGAGGTCATCGCCACGTTGGGAAAACTGCTCCTGGACTTCAACCCCGTGACCATCACGGGTGCCACGTCCATGCACGACCGGGGTCTCGCCGTGAAACGGTTGCAGAACGATCCCGGGACGCGGGTGTTCGTGGGGCAGATCAAGGCGGCGGGAACCGCGATCACGCTGACCGCCGCCGCCCACATAGCCATCGTCGAACCGAGTTGGGTGCCGGGCGAAAACGAACAGGTGATCGCCCGTGCGTGGCGGATGGGGCAGGCGCGTCCCGTCATCGCGAGTTTCCTCTACGTGCCGAACTCGCTGGATCAAAGGATCATGCGGGCATTTCGTCGGAAAGCGTCTGAGTTGCTGGAACTTTACCAGCCCCCCTCATAAGGAAAGCGTTACATGCCCCCAGTCGAACTGAGCGCGAGGATTGTCCTGGCTTATGACCCAGCGCACCCCGAGGAAGCCGAGCGCGTGCTGGATAAGTTCTCGTATTTCGTGACCGAACTCGCGAAACTTGGTGTGACCCCTTTGGTGCTGTCCCCCGCCGTGGACGCACCGGACCCGGAGCCCATGCAGGCGCGGGAAGATCCGCGCGAGGCGTCAGGCCCGGGACCGTCTGAGCCGCCGCCGAAACGTGTCCGGGACCGCACCGCTGAACGCCGCGCCGCCAAAGAGAAGGCCGAAGCCGAGGCCCGCGCCCAGGCATCAGGCAACGGCGCCGTCGAGGCCGACGCCGACGATCCCCTGTTGGGCGCCGCGAGCGGTCCCGGGACCGGCGATCCGTTCGGGGACGACGTTGACGAAGACGTGCCCGCCACCAAGACGAAGCCCGCCGTCGAGGAACGCGTCCGCACGCCCAAGGAGTGCATGGACGGGAGTATTGTTTTGTTGCGCCAGTGTTTCGCGCAAGGCGGCGCCGACGCGGTGAAGGCGTTGCAGAAAACATACAAGGTCAGCAAGTTCATCGACCTGCCGTTGGATGTCGCGCCGGGGCTGTGGAAGGAAAGCCTTGCCCTGGCCCAGAAGCTGCAAATCAAGATCCCGCCGGGGCTCTGAGCATGGACGTGGACGACCTGGGACCGCTGCCGGCGCACTCGGATCTGGGTGCGTCGGGGATGGACCGCTGGTCCCACTGTCCCGGAAGTTTTCACCTGTCCCGGCGCGAGCGCCGCAAAACGCCCACCATCCACGCCGCCACGGGCACCGTCGCGCACATGCTCGTTGAACAAGGCATCGCCGTGCTGACGGCGGGCGGCGACGCGGTCAGCGAGTTGTCCGGTTACAACGGCGTCGTCTCCAATGTGGACGGGTATGATGTCCTGGTCGACGCCGACATGATCGCGGGCGTCAAACACATGCTTGACTACGTGACGGCGAGGACGGCGGAACTGGGGGTCCCTCCCCTGGTCGAGCAGACTGTCTTCCTGGACAGTTACTTCGAGGCGGGCGCGCCGCCACCCGTCAGGATGTTTGGCCGTTGCGACGTGCAGTTCCGCGCCGGGGGCTTCGTCGAAGTCGTCGACTACAAGAACGGGTCCGGCGTGGTGGTGAACGTCACCGACAACATGCAGTTGATGTTCTACGGAGCCGGCGTGCTGGCGGAACTGACCGCCCAGGGTTTGTGGCCGTCCCGCATGAGATTGACGGTTGTTCAACCGAACGCCCGGACCCCGGAAAAAGTCAGGTCCCAGGATCTGACCACGCTGGACGTGGCGATCTGGGTGGACGAGGTCCTGGTCCCGGCGGTGCGTGCCTGCGAAGATCCCGACGCGCCCTATGCCACGGGGTCCTGGTGCCGGTTCTGTCCCGTCGCGCACGCCTGTCCCGCGCTGCTGGGCGCCGCGCGCGAAGCGGCCAGGACCCAGTTCGATGACAGCGCCGAGGCCGACACCGTGGCGGAGCGCCTGGCACTGGCTGAGCGGGTCATTCTCTGGGCCGAGGCGATGAAGGGCTTTGGCCTGCTGCGGATCAAGGAGGGCTTGCGTGTGCCGGGCTGGGCCGAAGTGCCGACGCGGCCCACGCGAAGATGGTCTGACGCCGACACCGTGGCCACTCTTTTGCCCGACAGGCACGACATCTGGGACGTGAAGCTGCGCAGCCCCGCCCAGATAGAGAAGCTGGTCAAGACTTCCTCTTACACCTGGAGACTGATCGAGCCTTACGTCGAGAGCAAATCATCCGGGACCAAACTGGCTCGGGTTACTTCGGACGACGCGGGTCTTGGCTTTGACGATCTGGAGGGCTGGCCATGCTGTTGACCCAGATCACGCCCGGTATCTGGATTGTTCCTGAACGGGTGGTGGCTGTCATAGCGCGAACCGGCGGTCAAATCGGGGGCGTCGTGTCACCCCCAACAGTGCATATCGTGGGTGAACACGCTGAGGTTATGGCCTGGGAGTGCAAGACATACGAACAGGCCATGGACTACGCGGCCAAACTGGTGAGCGCGCTTACCGCGGCTCCAAAAGACGGGACCAAACTCATGGAGTTACCGTGATGGACGGCGAAATAGGCGACGAACTCGATCATATCGTTGATATCCTGCACGACGCTGAAAGCACGACCCGGTTGACCGACTGGGAGAACGGCTTTCTGGACGATCTACGGGACAGGGTGGTCCGCTTCGGTGAGCGCACATTCCTGTCCGACCGCCAGCGCGCCGCGCTGAACCGCATCGAGGCCAAACTTTACAGCCTGTAAACGACTTTCGATCTTCTCCGATCTTCTCCGCTCCCCCGGCTTTTCCGTCTTCTCCGATCTGGAACCCTGAAATGGAGTGAGCCCCATGGCCGTCCGCACGCCTATCGCTTTGCTTTCGTATCCGCATCTTTTCGTCGCCCGCCCGGCGGCGCCGGGGGCCGACCCCAGATTTAGCTGCGCGCTGCTGTTCGATCAGGACGCGCAGAAGGACCCGGCGTTTCTTGAGTTACGTAAAGCCGTGGGCGCCGCCATCGACGATATGTGGGGCGCCGGCAAGTCCCGGGACAAAGCGTTCATCGCGAGCATCCGTTCACCCTTCCGGCGCACCCAGGCCAAGAAGGCCAAGGGCTACGCCGAGATGGAAGGCGGGATCTACATCCAGCCCTGGAGCAAGGACCGCCCCGGCGTGGTGGACGCGCGGCTCCAGGACATCACGGTCCCGGGCGACGTGTGGCCAGGACAGATGGCCCGCGCCACGGTGCGGCCCTTCGCTTACGACGTGTCCGGCAACAAGGGGGTTAATTTCAACCTCAACAACATTCAGATCTGCCGGACCGATGGTCCCCGTCTCGATGATCGCAAGAAGGCCAAGGACGAGTTCGACCCCTACGGCGCGGGTGAAGGCGGCTACGGCCCCGACGATGATGACGATGACGCTCCGTTCTGACCACGGGAGCGGTCCCATGCACGAAATCATAACAGGTCTCGCCGCGCTGATCCTGCTGGTGTGGGTGCTGGTTCTGCTGGGGCTCACGGTATGAGCGAGGCACCCCAGCGTCCGCGCACGCGGGAGGAGTTCCTTGCTGAGTTCATGCACCTGGGTAAGTGCATCGACGATCTGTTGGTGGGACATCACGGGCTGCGGGCGGCGCTTAAACCGGGACACCCGCCCTGGGACACGGCGCTGCCCGACGCGATGCGTGTCCTGGGGACCGGACCCGTGTTCCACCTATGGAACGAGTGCCGGCTGGTCGAGGCGCTGCGTGTCGCCTGGACCGGTCAGCCTTCTCCTGTTCAGGACGGCACATAATGTCTCGCGCGCCAAACATCACGCCGTCCCGGCGACCGGGGGCGGTTCTCGCGCTTCAGCCATGTGAGTTTGACTGTCTGAAGCGCAACACGCCGGGGCCATCGGGGAAACTCGGTGGCTACCCACGGCATGAAAACTGGCTGCTCGATAATATCGACCCGGTGACACTGGAACTTGAACTTGACGCTGTGCGCCTGGAAAGAACGATACGCTACATCGTAAGCTACGGGTCAGGGGGTCCCAACGCGCGTATTCGCTCCGCGCTGGTCCCCGCGTTCCGCCGCGCGGGTATCGACCTGCGGGCAACGTGAGCGGCGCCAGGACAAGACTTGTTCTGGACCTTGAGACCACGTCGCTGGCGGATCTTCGCGTGGTTGGCGCCAGCGTCTACGCCCAGGACCCGTCCACACGCGTAACGGTATTATGCTACGCGCTTGACGCCGGTCCCGTCAGAACCTGGACCGGCGGTCCCTGTCCCGACGATCTGCGCGCGGCGATCAGTTCGGGCTGCGTGATGATCGCGCATAATTACCTCTTCGAACTCAATATCTGGGCGGCGAAACTCATGCCGCTGGGCTTCCCGCCCGTCGCGTTGGAGCAATGGTCCTGCACCATGGCGCGTGCCCTGGTGGCGGGCCTGCCGGCCAGCCTTGAACTCGCCGGCCACGCGCTGGGGCTGGCCATCCAGAAGGACGCCAGCGCCCGGGACATGATGCTGCGCTTCGCGAGACCCCGAAGCCTCAACCCGCTGACATGGTGGCATGAGACCGATCCGGTCCGGTTCGCCCTACTGGTCGCCTACTGCGCCCAGGACGTGGCGGCTGAGCGCGAACTTGACCGGGCGGTCCCGGAACTGTCGCCGCGCGAGTATGAAATCTTCCTGGCCGATCACGCGATCAACCAGCGGGGCGTGCGCGTCGATCTGGCGTTGGTCGACCGGATGCGCGGCCTGAGCGACCACGAAAAACTACGCATCAACGACCGGCTGAACCGCCTGACGAACGGGCAGGTCACGTCCGGCGCCCAGGTGGGCCGGCTGGTGGCGTGGTTGCAGGACTACCAGATCGCCGTCCCCATGCTGGACCCGGGCCATGGCAAGCCCCCGAGGCCCACCCTGGGGCGTGAGGCGGTCGAGGGGATGCTTGCTCGTCCTGGCTTGTCCAAGCACGTCCATGCCGTCCTGCGCTGCCGGCGGGACGTGTCACGGTCCTCCACGGCGAAGCTGACGACTATCAGGAACCGGGTCAGCGCCGACGCCCGGGTTCGGGGCGGGTTCCAGTATTACGGCGCGAACCGCACGGGCCGATGGGCCGGGCGCGGCGTGCAATGGCAGAACTTCCCGCGCGGCACGATCAAGGACGTGCATGGCGCGGTGGATCTCGTCACCAAGGGCGCGACGGTCGAGGACCTGGATCTGCTGTTCGAGGACAGCCCCATGGGCGTCCTGGCCTCGATGCTCAGATCCGTGATCGAGGCGGCGCCGGGGCGACTGCTTGTCTCGTGCGACCTGTCTCAGATCGAGGCCCGGGTCCTGGTCTGGCTGGCCGGGCAGGACGATGTCACCGAGTTGTTCCGCCGGGGTGAGGATGTCTACACCTACACGGCGAAGTCGCTGGGCTCCGACAACCGCCAGTTCGGCAAGGTCCTGGTCCTGGCCACGGGCTTCGGCATGGGACCGGCGCGGTTCCAGGCCACCGCCCGGACCTTCGGCGTGGACCTGTCCCCGGACGAAGCCGAGGACGCCGTGCAAGGCTGGCGCAGGTTGAACCATCGCGTGGTCAACCTTTGGTGGGAGGCGCACAAGATCGCGCTCGCCGTGGCCATGGGACCGGTGGGCTCATCGGTCGCCTTCCGGGGCCTGACCTTTGCGCGCCGGTCCCAGAGCCTGGATATCGTCCTGCCATGTGGCCGTCCCCTGGTCTACCGCGAGCCCCAGGTGCTGCGGCACCCAGAGCATGGCCACCTGGAGTTCGTCTACCGGGGCGTCGAGCAAGGCCGCTGGGCCTGGGTGCGCTCCTGGCCCGGCAAGCTGATCGAGAACATCGTCCAGGCCATCGCCCGCGATGTCATGGCCGAAGCCATCGTCCGGGTCCACCGCAAGGGTCCGCCGCTCATCGCCACCGTGCATGACGAACTCATCTCGGAGGTTCCCGAGGACCGGGCCGAGGACGCCCGGGGCTGGCTCATGCGCGTGATGAACCGGGCACCGAAATGGGCGCCGGGACTGCCCGTCGCGGCAGAGGCCACGGTGGGCCGGCGCTACCGGAAGGACGCCTGACGGCGCTCCGAAACAGGACACCGGCTATCTTGTGCAAGATTAGTGCAGAGGTCCGCACTGGCCCGGCGAGGCCCGTGGCTATTGGACTTCCTCCGTGAAAAGTTAAATTTAGTGCAGAAATCCCGCACAAAACATCACCGGATAGACCCCACATGTAAAAGCAACACATTGAAACCAACAGTTGAAATACGCCGGAAATCCTGCGGATTTTGAGGAAAACCAACACGTTAAAATGTTGGGCTGTTGCGTCTGGTTGCAATTAGTTTCATTTTGTCGCGCTTCCCAACATTTGGGCTGCAACACGTTGATATCAATAGTGTTGTGGTGCTCTTGGTTTTCATGTTTTGTGCAGGATTTCTGCACTGATCCACATGTGTAATTTAAGACCGTGAATAATCAACGGCCTAACCGTTTCGGTCCCAGGTTTTTAGACTGTGTTGGGTCCAGGACAAAGAGGACTTCAGCGGGCCTTGGCCGGCGCCTCGCCCTGGGTCTTGTATTGGTGCCCCCGGTAGCCCAGGAGCCCCACGCCGCTCGCCGCCGCCGCGCCGCCGATGGCGATCTTACCGGCGCCGGGAACGACCTTCAGCAAGGGCATCAGCAGGTCATCGGTGAGCCCCATCATCCAGGACGGCACGCCCCCGGCGGCGGCGTTCTCGGCCTTGGTGACTGACTCCTCGCCGGGCAGCGGCGGCAGGTCGGGCAAGGGCGGCGGCGCGTAGGGGTCCTTGGGTTCCTTCTTGATCGTCGTGCCGCGCTCCCCGGCGATGACGTCGGTGATCGCCCGGCTCACGCTGGTCGACGTGCCCGCCACCGATGCCAGGGATATGAGCCCGGACAGGGGTCCCCCCTCCGGGAGCATGGTGGATAGCTTGGTGAGGCCGGCGAGGAACGCCGGCTTGGCGGTGAGTTGCCCCAGCGCCTGCACGGCGTTGTAGACCTCGGTGTTCGTCCCGGTGCCGCCGCCGCCGATGGCGTGGCCCACCCCTCGGACGATGTCCACGAGGTAGCGCATCTCGGTGGCGAGGTAGGGACCCATGGCTAGCGACGACAGGTCCGACGTGTAGCGCAGGCTGGTCAGCGCCTGCCCCACGGCGTCCAGGGGACCGGCCATGCCCGACGCGCTGACGGTGTTGGAGAGCAGCCAGTCGAACAGGTCGCCGTCGTCTTCGTGCTTGCGCCACGCCGGATGGTTGAACAGGTAGGTGCGCGGGACATACATGAGCCCGGTTCCGGCCAGCAGCGCCATGCCGGCGACAGCCGTTCCCACCCAGGATTTGAACCTTGCCGCCTCGGCCTGGAACGCCGCGCCCGTGGGGTTGGCCCCGGCGGCGATCTGGCGGTCCCACTCGCGCTGTCTGGCGTGGCCCGCCTTGTGCAGCACCGGCTCCATGATGTTGCGCCAGAAGCCGTATGGGAACGCGGTCAGTTGCGCCAGCATGTTCACCATCGGGTTCTGCAACGCCCCCATGGGCTTCTCAGCCGCCGTGGGATCTTGCGACATGCGGTTGAGCATCCGGTTCGCGGTGACGTTGTAGAGTTCACCCATTGGGTGGTTGGCGAGTGCTTCGCGCGTGGGCAGGTCCGGGAACTGGTCCAGGAAAGCCCGCATTTTGGGCATCTGTTCGTCGTTGATGAACCAGTCCCGCAGCAAGGTCCTGGCATCGTCCTGGCGGTTTAACTGGTGGCGCCCCTTGGCCGGGTCCGTGGCCAGCCGCAGGAGCGTCTTCATGTGGTCGGTCCCGGCGCCCAGCGTCGCCGCCCTGATCCAGCGCACGGCGGGGCTCAGCGCCAGTTCAAAATAGTTGTGCATGAACTTTTCAATGGTGGGCGAGCCGGCGTAGTCGCTGAAGCGGGACGCCGACGCCGCGCCCTGAAGCCGGGACTGGGTGCCACCGATGGCGCGCAGAAGGGCCATGCGCTCGGCGGCGGACCCCGTCCTGAGCGCGGCGCCGGCCATGCGGCTGAAGGTGCCGAACAGCATCTTCGGGCTACCGCCGGCCAGGAGCGTGCCGAACGGCTCGCCTATCGCGCTGATCGAGGCGCCGGGCAGGGTAATGAGCGCGCCCAGCGCCGATGTCATGTTGGTGATCCGCTCCAGCGCCGGGTTGGCGTTGCGCATCGAGCGGCCCGTGACGGTCTCGACGATCTGCTTGATCGGCTCCCCGAAACTCGGGTGCATCCCGCCCAGTTCGATGGCGTCATTGATGGCTTGCTGAACGGCTTCGCCGTGCGCGCCGAACAGTTCGTGGAACGCTGTCTTGCGCGCGACGCCGTGGTTATAGCCGGGGATGATGTCCATGACGTTCTGGTGCATCCAGGCCCGCATGATCTGGTCCGCCTCGGGCGGAAGTGTTCTTCCCTTGAGGAACTTCGAGTCAGGCCCAAGGGTGGCGAACTTCAGCGGATCGCCGGACGCGATGGCGTCGTAGACGTTCTCGGCCTCGTGCGCGGCCAGTCGGTCCCGGACATGGTCCCGGTGCTGGTCGTGCAGGTCCTGGTTTTCCTGGACCAGCTTGTCCCGCTCGGCGCGCAGCGCGATGGGGTCGTGCTGGGTCGGGTTCATCGCGCCCCCGGCGGCGAGTTCCGCGTCGATGGCGTCGATCCGCCGCAGGTTGCGGCCCAGCTTGTTCATGCCGTCCCGGGCGTCCGGGTTGAACAGGCCGCTTCCGCGCACGTCGGCGCTGGTCTCGCGCCACCACTTGTAAAGCCGGGCCGGTTGCTCGGTGTCGGGCCGCGCGCTCAGATCCTTGTCGAAAATGACCTGGTTGAGTTTGGCCCGGTCCCGGACGAACCCCACGTGATCCGCCAGGATGGCCTTGTCGTTGTAGACGCGCGGGAAGTAGCCGCTTTTGGCGTAGCCGATATCCATGCCGGCGGCTTTCATCCGGTCATATTGGGCGTCCAGGACATGCGAGCGGATCGCCGCCGCCGCCCGCCTGATTTCAGGCGGGATCGCCACCCTGGGACCGGCGCCGGTCAGGTCGTGCGCGTTCCTGGGGTAGGTCATTTCGCCCGTGGTCAGGGTGTGCCTGAGCATGGCGTTCTGTTCCGCCGTCAGGCGGGGCCGGCGCGTGATCCGGCCCACCAGCCCATTGTCTTTCAGGATGTCCTCGAACTCGGACGTGCTGGGGCGCTCGTAGGCGCGGACGCGTTCCTCGTAGGTGCGCCCGATAAGCCGCCCGGTCCCGGGGTCGACGCCCAGCTTGTCCCGCAGCGCCTGGACGTAGGGCCGCGCTTTGGGGGCGATCTGGCGGATGATCCGCTCCAGGTTTCCCAGCGCCGAGTTCCACGTCATGGCGATGTCGTCGGCCTTGCGCACGGCGAGGCCCTTGGGCTCGGGGATGCCCTGTTTCACCCCCTTGCGCGTGTCGTAGGTGGGCGGCGGCGGGGGCGCGTGCGGGTCGGTGAACACGGGCTCGTGGTCGCCGTGGCGCAGGTTCGACCAGCGCAGCGCGTTCAGGTCCTCGCGGATACTGGTGAGGAAACCGGGCTTCATGTCCGCCGGGCGCGCGGCCCAGGGGCGTAGGGTGTGCGTCTCGCTGGTGGGCGTCGCCACCGGCTGGCCCCGGCTCAGCGTGGATGCGTGTTGCAGTTCGGTGGTGAGTTCATCGAACGCGTGGAACATGTCCAACCGGTCCATCCAGTTGGGGTATCGGTGGCGGATTTCGGCCAGCGCGCGGTCCTGGTAGGCTTTGTTCGATTTGACCACGCCCGCCGTGTCGTGCCCCGCCGCTTCCATGCGATAGGCGGTGTAAGCCTCGCCCACCCGGGCGAATAGTTCATGGTAACTTGCCCAGTATTGTGGGCTGGGACCGTGCAAAGCCTCGGTGCGCAGGTCGGACGGTCCGATGCGCAGCTTCGAGACGCCCTTGTCCAGGTTCTCCAGTTCAGCCCGCGCCGCCAACGCGCTCTTGGTGGGCTGTCCCGCCTTGGTCGTCTTGTTCGCGGTCTGCTCAAGCCGTAACCGGCGCAGCATTTCCTCGCCCCGGTTGTAGGACATGGCGTTCAGCACGCGCGCGAACGCGCTTTGCACGGGGTCCCTGGGGTCCAGCGCGCCGGCTTTGGCGCTCCAGGACAGAAGCTGCTTGCGGTTCGGGTTGCCGTGCAGCAGATCGGTCAGATAGTCGTCGATGGCGTGCCAGTGTTCGTGCGCGTAGCTGTTGGAGCCGCCTGAAATATGGATCGTCTTGTCCGCGAAACTGTAGGAGCCATACCAGTTTTCGCCCTTGAAGTTGTAGGGCACGAGATGCAGCCCCAGGCGCCCGTTGAGGGCGACGGTCTCGCGCGACCAGCCCAGCCCCGCCGCCATGTTGTTCATGTTCTGGTGCATGTTGAGCAACTGGTCCCGGACGATCTTCGGGTCCACGCCGGGTTCTACTTCGACTTTGGTGAAGCCGTATTCATCCTCCATTTGCTTGGACAGGACTTTGACCTGTTCCTCGACGGGCGCGTTAATCATGGTCTCCGGGTCGCGCCCGGAGCCGGCCAGCGCGTCGTGGAAAGCCTTGCGATACTCGGGGGTCCCGGGGCTGTAGGCGTAGTCCTTGAAGGTGAGCGGGTCGCCCACCTGGGGCGTGACCACGGGATCATGCTCGGGCCGGGCGCGCACCCGGGGCGGCAAGGGCTCGGGCTCGCCCGGCGCCGGGGCCTTGCGCCGGTAGCCCCGGCGCGAGGCCAGCGTGTCATCCACGTGCTGATCGGCCAGCCGTTCGGCGTCCAGCAGCCCGCCCTGTCCCGGGGGTGCTTTGCCCTTGGTGGCGGCGGCGGCGTCCCGGGCGTCGTTGATGCCCTTCAGGATCTGCTCGGGGGTGAGGGGCTTGTTCCCGGGCAGCAGGCCCTTGGGCTCGGCCTCGCTGGCGGCGACGCGCGCGTATTGCCGCAGGGTGTCGGCCATCGCCGTGCGGGACGCCGCCCTGGTCCCCGCCGGGTTGTGCATGGTCCTGATGAGTTCGGCGGTGATCGGATGCAGCGGATCGAACGCGTCCGACTGGTTCAGGATGTCATCCCGCTTGATGCCGCGCTCGCGGGCGATGCGGACCTTCTCAGCGGCGTCGGCTATGTTCGACGCGATGTCATACTCTTTGGGCAGGCCCGTGTTCTCGATGTGGGACCGGAGTTTGGCGATGGCCGGCGCGGCGTCGGCCATGGCGCCTGAGATGCCCCGGATTTCGTCGTTGGTGCTTTCCAGGCCCCGCGCCAGGGTCCCCTTGTCGCCGTAGGCACGGGCCAGGATCGCCGCGTTCAGGCGCCGCACGCCCTCGGCGGACAGATATCCGTCCGCGTCCTGCACCCGGTTATGCTCGGTCTGGGGCAGGCCCTGGACCCAGCGGTTCACGAAGTCGCGGTTCGCCGCCGACGTGATTTCCTTCTCCGGGTCCAGCGTGGCCAGATGGTCGTGGGTGAGATTTGACGCATCCACCTGGGCCTGTTCCGGCGCCGACATGGCCTGCGTTGCCGAGACGTTCGCCTCTTGCACGAAACTCTTGCGTTCGGTCTCGGTCATGGGCGTGACACGCCGACGCACCAGGACCGGCGCTTCCATGTTCGACACGTCCTGGCCGGTGACACGCCGGACCATGTCTCGGTAAGCCTGGGACCTCGCGCGGTCCTCGGGGCTGTCCCCGGCATGGATGCGCTTCAGGACCTCGACGCGGTTATTGCCCGCCTCGATGGTGTTCATGGGGTCTTCTTTGACCGGGCCGATGATCGGCGCGCCTCGGTCGGCCTCGGGCGAGGCGTGCAGTCTTTCGGGGTCGAACTTCGCGTAGATGTCGTTTTGCTGGGCCTGCGCCGCGATGCGATCCTGACGGTTCCTCGGCTGTAGATCGCCCGACGCCGGGGTGAGAGCATCCGCCGGGCGGACCTCCCATTTGTAGTCCACCTTGCGGCCCGTGGACGTGGACGTGGTCTCGGTGGGACGTTCCTGCTCGGTCCATTTAACGAGCCTGTCACGCCAGCTTTCGCCCGGCTTCAGGGGCTCCTTGGAGCCCGTCGAAAGGGCGTCGCGGTAGGCTTCGTCCGGCGCGTTGGCGCGATCCAGTTCGGCTAACTTATAGGCGGGGGTGCCCGGCGTTTCGTGCGCGGGGCGCGTTGTTGAGGTTGAGTCAGACCCCGGGGCAGGCTCCGCGACCGGTGTGGACTCTGGTGGCGTGGCTTGTCCCGGGACAGGTTCGCGCTGTCCCGGGACCGGCTCTGTCCCGGGCTCTACTCTGGGGGCGGTGGCGCCGGGGGCTGGGGTTGGTTCCTGGGCAGGAGGGGCTGGCTCGGGTCGAACGACGTTCGTGTCTGGCTCCGGGACAGGTTGCCCTGCTGGCCGGGTTTCATCCACGGGAACAGTTCCAGTTGGACGGGCGGTCGGCTCCACACCAGGACCAGCCCCGGGGGCAACATGGGCGGGAGGTTCTGGGATGAGCGGGGTTCGGCCCGTTCCTGGTTCTGCTGGGCGGGGTTGGGCTGTGATATCATCGGGGGGTGTCCCTGGTTGGGGTGAGGGTATTCCAGGCGCAGGCGTCGGCACGGCCTCGCCCGGGACCCCTGCTTCAGGCGGGGGGCGGACCAGATCGGTGAAAGGCGTGGGTTGTGGGGTTTGGGTGGGTGCTTGTTCCGTTGACGGTTCTGTCGCTGGCGGCGCTTGTCCTGGCGGTGGTGGCGCTGATCCTGGCTCGCCGCTGGTGACGGGACCGCCGCGCAGCCGCGTGGCGAGTTGGCTCCCATAGTGCGGGCCATAGTGCATCACGCCCCCGGCGAGACCCCCGCCGATGGCGTTCTCGATGGCGCCCTGGATCATCTCGTCGGCGGACGGCGCGGGCTGACCCGTTACCGCCGGGTCGATCACGCCCTGCTTGACGGCGCCGGTCGCGGGACCGGTGACAGCCGCATGGAACAGAAGGTTGCCCACGACGGATTTCATCGCACGCAGACCGAACAAGGGCGCGGTGGCCCCCGTGAACGCGCCTGACGCTTCGGCCACGTGGTATGCCTGATTGACGGCGGCGTCGTGATCGAGGCCCTGGCGCAGCGCGTCCTGGTAAGCCGGGATCAGGCTCTGCGCGAAGTCGGTCACGGCGCCCCCAATGGCGCCGCCGCCCAGGCCACCGATGGCGGTGCCCCATGGCCCCGCCGGGGTGCCCGCCGCCGCGCCGAGATAAGTGCCCAGCGCCATGCCGCCCAGCGTGGGCGCGCCGTGCGCCAGCCCGTAGCCCACCCGGCCCATGAACGTCCGCTCGGGCTCCGGGGGCGGTGCTTCGGTGGCGCTGAACGCCTGCCCGGCGGCGAGTTGCTTCGCTTCCCGCCCGGCGGCGCCTATCCCGCTCAGCACGCCCGAGACAAACCCCGGGCGCGTGTCAGGCGCTTCCGGCGGCGCGTTGGGGTCTGGCGGCGGCGTGAAGATATCCCCCAGCCCGGTCATCGGCATGGGTTGTGGCGTGGACGTGGCAGGCGCGGGCGGCGTCGGCTGCGCGCTGACCGGCTCCCACTCGTCAGCCGGGATCAGCGGTCGACCGGAGGGCGCCCCGGCCTGGGACGCCGGCTGGGGGCTTGTGGGACCAGAGACAGGTTCCCACTCGTCCGCCGGGATCAGTGGTCTGGGCGGCCCGGCCTGGGGCGGCGGCGGCGTCGGCTGAGCGGTGACAGGTCGCCACTCGTCCGCCGGGATCAGCGCGCCGTCCAGCGGCGGCGGCATCTAAGCGAAGCCCTGGGCGCGCCGCGCGGCCTGGGTGAACGCATCCGCGAGCGACGTGGGAGCGCCCAGCGGGTTGGGTTGGTCTGGCGGCGGCGGCAAGGGCAGGGGAGGACCGGCGGGTGCCGCCGCCGCCATCAGCGTGCCGGCTGGCGCGTCCGGCCCCGCTGATGGGAAAGGGCTCGCTGGGGCGGGAGGACCGCCGCCGCTGCCGCCCATGATCTTCGCGACATAGTTCCGGGTCTCGGCGGGCAGGTTGCCGACGCCGTTCCGCTCCACGTTGCCCGGCCCCCAGTTGTAGGCCGCGAGCGCGTGCGTGTAGTCACCGCCGAACCGGTTGAGATGCTGGCGCATGTAGAGCGCCGCCGCCGGGATCGCCTGAGACGGGTCCATCGGGTCGATGCCCAGGCCGCGCGCGGTGGCCGGCATGAACTGCGCGATGCCGGCGGCGCCGGACGGGTTGCGCGCGTTCGGGTTGAGCCCGCTTTCCGCCACCAGTTGCCGGCGGAATATGTCGGGGTCCAGGTTGTATTTCTGGGCCGCGCCCTGGATCAGGTCATCTATGCCGCTCACTGCCCGGCGGTCCCTGGCGCCGGGAAGACAAAGCCTCCACGCACCACGCCATTGGTGCCGTTCTTCGCGCGCAGGATGGTCCCGTCAGCGGCGCCCGCCGGGGCCACGCCCACCGCGCCCGGTGGGACCGCTTTGGGGTCAACCGGCGGCGTGGTCGGAGCGGGCGGTGCCGTCGTCTTCGGCGCCACGGTATCGACCAGGGATTTCGGTCCCGGGGTTGGCTCCGAAGTCGGCTGTGGCGGCTTGAACCCGGACGGCGCCGCGCGGGGACCACCGCCGGGCCAGACAAGGTTCTTCACGTTCGCCATGTTGCCGCCGACGATCAGGTTAGGCTTGTCGCCGCCGCTCAGCCTCGGGTCCTCGTTAACAGCCAGCCCCACGCCGACATTCCGGGCGGTGGTGGGGTCGTCCAGGATCTTCGCTTCACGCATCATATCCCAGGCATGGGTCGCGGCGGCGGCTGGATTGTTGCGGAAACTCGTGAGTTCCAGTTGCCGGGCGATGTTGTCGTGCAAGGCCCGCATATCCTCGCGCGGCACGGCGGGTTTGGTCGACGTGTTGACGTGTGACCCGCTTGGCACCGGATACATTTCCTGAAAATGCTGAGTGCTAAGCCCGGTGATCCGCTGCTGCTGTTCGGGCGTGATGGTCTGTCTCGGGACCTGCGCCTGCTGCGACCGCTGAAACGCCTCAGTGACCGTGTCCGTGAGCGGACTGCCTTCCTCGGCCAGCCCTTGAATACGGGTTCCCGCCTGCGCGTTGCCCTGGTCGGTGGTCTGCGGTCCCACCCGGGTTCCTTCGGCGTTGCGGGACAGGCGCCAGATCGTATGGTGGGTAACCGGGTCCACCGACGCCACCAGAGCGCCGTCCACCGCCGGGTCGTAGCGGCGACCCAGGCCCGGGTTGGCGCGAAGACCGCCCTCGGTCGTGGTGACAACCTCGCCTTGCGGCGTGACGATGGAGATATTGTTCTTATCGTGCTGAGCCTGTGCCGGCTCGTATGGCGTCTGTCCGGTCGCCGTCGCCTGTCCCGTCGATGTCATGGTGGGCGGCGGCAGGGGACCGCCCGGCGGGGCCGGCGGCTGCACCGTCACCGGCTGCTGATCGTATTGGTTCTGGGGCCGTCCCATCGCCGGGTTCTTCAGCCACTCGCCTTTCGTGGTCGGGATGAGCGTCCCGTTTGGCGCGATCACCGTCATGGGCGTGCGGTCATCCGCCGCCTGGGTGACGTTTGGCGCGTGGAACCCGCCTTGCTGCACCTGGGTCGGCGGCACCAGAAGCGGATGCCCTGGGTTGTTCGGGTCGTCCACCTGGACGGGGTCCAGGTTCCGCAGATTGATCTGGTTCTGGCCCTGGAGCCGGGTATTCGCCAGGGTCGTGGCGTTGTTCATGCCGGTGGTCGTGATCTGGGTCGTGGCGTTCAGCGGCGCGCTGTCCCCGGCGCCGGACAGGAACCGCTCGCCCGTGGCCTTGTCCATGGCGCCGCTCTGGATCTGCCCGTTGATCCAGGACGTGCCCAGGAGTTTCACCACGTTCGGGTCGTAGCCGGCCCTGGCGGCGGTCGCCATGAGATAGGGTAGGTTGACCATCAAGGGCGCGGGCGAACCGTTCGCCGCCGCCGGGGGTGATTGCATGACCCCGCCGCCGGGTGGTTGCGCGGTGCCCGGGTGCATCCCGAACGGTCCTGACAAGGACGGGTCAGGCGGCATCGGCTTGCCATCGGTGCCCGTGCCGGACGGCACGGGGGGCGCGCCGCCTGAAACCATCTTCGCCAGGAGCGAAGGCAGAACAGCCCCAGGCGGTCCCGGCGAGGGTGTGCCCGGGGGCGCCGGGACGGCGGGCGGAAAGTTGGTCGGCGTGATCGCCGGTCCCGGGGACCCGGCGCCGGGCTGGGGTGGCGCCTGGGGCGGCGGTGCGCCCGCATTGGTCCCGGGAATGACCAGCCCAGGAGGCGCCTCTGGTCCCGGCGGCGCCGCCTGTCCTGGTATGGGCGTGGGACCGACGCCCCCTCGCGCCATCAGGTCCTGCAAATACCGCTGCTGGCCCATCTGGTCGCGAAGCTGATAGTTTTTGGTCAGAGCCTGCGCGGTTTCGGCGCCGTAATAACCAGCCTGCGCCTGCTTGGACGGATCTGGGAACAGGCTCCCGGCGAGGCTGTTCAGGCCCTGATCCCAGCCCGCGTTACCGGTGGCGAACATTGGCATGGCTTATGTGATCCCCGGGGGCAGGTTCATGTTGATGTTCGGGTTGTAGGGTGTCTGACCGCTGGCGCCCGGCAGGACCGCCGCGCCGTAGCGTCCCGTGGCATAGGCACCCAGATTGCCCAGCCCGGAGTAAAGCCCGGCCACCTGTTGCTGCCACGCGGCGTCGGCCTTGGCCTGCGCCGCCCTGTTGGCGGCGGCGGTGTCGGAGTCGGACTGACCCAGGTTGGCGCTGCCCGTGGCGTTGCCGAACGCGAGACCCGAGTAAGCGTTCTCACCCTGCGCCTTGGCCTGGATCGCCTGATCCGCCGCGCCGCCATAGTCCGTGGCGTTGCGGTAGGCGATCTGCGAGGGGAGCAGTCTCACCGCTGAGCCGCTTTGAAGTAGTTTCTCCGCTGTCTGAGCGGGCATGATGGCGGTCTGGTTGCCGGTGATCGCCTGTGCCGTGTCCTGGAGCGGCTGGCCGTAGGACGCCACCTTGGCGATGTCCGCGCCATACTGGCGGATATTGGCGGCGGCGATCCCCATGCGCCGGGCCAACGCGGTCTTCATCACGGGGTCATTGGTGGACGTGGACGCGCCGGACCCGGACGGATCGGTGGCGGCGGGACCAGTGGGACCGGATGCCTGGGACGACGCCAGCAACGCCGCCGCCTGATCCTGGGCGCCTTGCTGGGACTTATCCATGGTCCCGGGCGCGGTGGTGGACTGCAACAGTTCCTGCGCACGCTGATCGGCCTGCGCGCGTAACTGGACAGAGGTCGTGTTCTCGGCGTTCACGGTCTGGTTCTGGCGGTCGAGCGCCGCCATCTGCGCCTGACGGGTCGCCGCCGCCTGGGTCGTGCGCGCGGTGTTCTCCCGCTGCGCGGTATTAAACTGCGCGTCTGACTGCGCGCGGGTCGCGGCCATCCGCTGGTTGAACGCCTGGGTCTGCGCCGCCTGCGTGGCCTGATTTTGCTGCGCGATGGCGTTGGCCTGCATGGTCTGCGCGTTGGAACTCTGCTTGGCGCCATACACAGCCGTTCCGGCGCTCAACGCCAGCCCCGCCGCCGTCAGCGCCGTCGTCATACTGATGGGTTCGCACATACTCGCTGGCTCCTACCGGATCGTCGCGCTGCTGCCGCCGGGGCTGGTCCCGCCCAGGCCGGCGCTCTTGGCGTTGGCATAGGTGTTGCTGACGCCCAGCGCGTTCTGACCGCTGGCGTAGGACCCCACGCCACCCAGAACGTTGGTGAAGATGTTGGTCAGTGGGCTCACCGTGGGCACGCCGCCCAGCGAGGCGATGGTGTCGCCCGCGTTGTTGGTGACGCCTGAGATGGCCTGCCTCGTGGTGTCCAGGCCGGAACTCACCGCCTGATCGTTCACCCCGGCGATAGGCGGCGCCACGTTCTCGGCTGACGTGACCTGTCCCAGGAGGTTTTGCTTCGTGTTGGCGACCTGCGTCTTGAGCGTGTTCGTCGCGTCCAGCGCGTTCTGGGTCTGCGCCGCCGTGGCACGTCCGGCGTCTTCCTCCAGCAGGCCCTTCTGGTCCACCGCCGCCTGGGACGAGCCAAGTCCCTGCCGGGCGAGACCAAATAACAACTGCTTGTTGGCGATGTTCTTCTGGTAGTCGATGTCGTTGGTGGCCTTGTTCATGTAGTCGCTGGTGTATTGGTTGAAGTAATCCGGCGAGAAGCGCCCGAACGCGTCATTGATCTTCTGCGTGCCCTCGGCCAGGAGACTGGCGCGGCCCGTGTCATACTGGTTTTGCCGTGCCGACTGCGCGTCAGCCTGCGCCTGGAGCGCGTCCTGCTGGGCTTTCTGGTCCGCCAGTTGCTGGCGGTTGAAGCTGTCCTGCTGGTCCGCGATCTGCTTCTGCTGGGCCAGTTGCTTGTCGGACATGTCCTGCTGGGCCATCATCTGGGCCTGCGCCACCGTCCTCGCCCCCTTGTCCAGGTAGGTCTGGTCGATCCCCGGTTCCGCGTAGAACGTGTCCCCCGACGATGTCCGGTAGAATTGGAGGGGTGAACTGCTTTTGCCGCCGCCGCCGAAGCACATCACGCAATCTCCATGCGTAAATGATGAAATCCTCGCCCGTGCGCCCATACTCGCGCAGCAAGCCCTCCTGTTCGCCGCCCAGCGCCTCGATCCAGCGCCGGCTGTCGGTGTTCTCAGCCAGGGCATAGGCTTCGGCGCGGTGCCCGCCGCGCTCGATCATGCCGGGCAGAACACGGTCGAACGCGTCCCGGGTCAGCGCCCGCACGATCCATGGCCACTCATCGGTCCCGAACGCGCCCAGCACGAAGACCCCGGGCCGGGCCATGTTGGCGCCGTTCAACGCCACCGGGACGCCGTCCCACCACCACGCCGACCAAAGATCGGAGTTCGCGCACACGGCCAGGATCTGGTCGATCAAGGGGTCCAGGTTGTCGTCCCAGCGCAGCGCCAGGATTTCGCGCCGGTCCCGGTCCCGGAGATTGTGGACGATGAACTCCACCGCCGCGCGGGTCGGCGTCTCGCGGGTGACGCCGCTCATTTGACGGACCCCTCCTGCATGTTCAGGTGGATCGACGCGAGCAACGCGGGGCCGGGCGCCTCGTGGATGAGTTCCAGGCCCACGTGGGTCCCGTAGCCGGCGAACGGTATGCTCTGCAAACCGAACGTGTTGTCCTGGACCGTGGCGACCAGTTCAAACGCGTCGGTGTTGTTGGGCAACATTCCCATGCTGATCGACCACTGGCCCTGACACATCACGTCGACGCTCTGGATGCGCTTGCGCGTGGTGGGACCGTCCATCTCCATGTGCGGGGTGCGAACCGTGACCCGGGAACTGTCGTAAGTCTGGTTATCCACGCCGCCGTAGAGGTAGAGGCTTTGATCCGGTCCGCGCGCGTAGACCCGGTTGGCGACGACGGCGAACTCCTGCACGTCGAAGCCCGGCGTGAACTGGGACCATGCCGTGATATTGCCCGCCGGGAAGTATGACAGCGCGTAGATTTTATCCGCGATGCTAAGCCAGTAACGCCCGGCGATGGGCTGCACGACGGACCGCGCGGCCATCGCGGCGGCTTCGTTCGTGCGTATCTGCGCCGTCATCAGCGGGTCGATGGCGGACCCCACGTCGCTGACGGACGCCGTGTTCGTGATGGTCAGGGATTTGAGGCTGCGCACGCCCGAGTCGGACAGGAACAAAATATCGCCGGTCCCGAACTGCGTCACGCTATGCGGCGCCAGGGTGCCGATGCGGATGACCTGATCCAGTTGATCCAGCGTCGGGTCCGGGTCCAGCCTCCAAAGCTGCGTCGTCAGGCGCGCGAAGACCGCCATCTTGTCGAAGAACACTTCCATCGAAACGGCGTTCTCGTTCTCCGGGTCGTTGATGCCCACGTTGATGAACCCGGCGCCTGGGTTGGTCGTGCTGGACGGATCGTTCACGGAAGGATCGTTGACCCCCGAGAAGTTCACATAGGGTCCCGAAGTTCGATACATCTTCGTTTTATAGGTGCGGGCGTAGGTGCCCTGGCTGGGCGTGGTCCCGTCCGCCTCGAACACCAGCGCGCCGTCATACCAAATGTGGTTGGAGCCGTCCGCCGCTGTCCCGCACACGAAGAACCTGAAGTTGAACGCCTCGATGTCGAGGATCGTGATGGGCGCGCCGCCCGGCGGCATCGCCAGTTCGTGCGGGAAAATGGAACAGGGCGTGGTCCCCTGGTCCACCGCGCCCAGGTTGACCCCGAAGACATGCAGCAGATCCCCTTGTCCGAAGATCGCGGCGGTGTTGGGCGGCAACGTGGTGGTCTTGATGAAGGCCAGCCGCTTCTCGATTTCACCGCCCGGCGTCAGGACAGCATTGTCCAGGATGCGCAACGATCCGCCTGGAGCCGTCAGCGGTGACTTGCGGACATCCAGGCCCTCCTTGAAGTCGGTGATCGAGAAGACTTTGCCCACGGCATCAGGGGCCGTTGCCGTAGCCGGGTGGAATATAATCCAGGCCCACGACGCCGGTATCAAACTCGCCCATGGGCGCCCGCGCGTCCCCACCGCCGCCGCCCATGACGAAGGGCTCGCGCTTGTGGCTGAACTGCCTGACGCGATGCCGGCGCATGACCTCGTTCGCCTTGGTCATCTTCAGTTGCGCGTCCTTCGCCTCATCACGCGCGAGGATTTCAGCCGCGCAAAACAGCACGATCAGGTGATCCGGCAGGGTCGCCTCGTCACTGTCGTTGACCATCTTCTTGACCGTCTTGGTCCCGCGCATCCTGAGCCGGCCATCGTGGTTCGTGGTCGTGGCGTCGGGGATCGGCCAGATCTCGAACATGCCGCTGTCGGCGTTGTGCTGCCAGCGTCGCGGGGGCCAGGACTGGGCGCCGGCCTCGCTGTCGTAGAGCCGCATTTCCCGGGGACCGATGCCGTAGGTGACGTTGCTGATCCACATGTTGGAGTCGGAGATGAGCCAGAGTTTGCTCACGTCCTCGAACGTCAGATCCACCGGGTATTGATAGTATCGCTGGCCCTGCACCATGTCGGTGTCGCGGTCGATGATGAGTTGCGGCCAGTCATAGTCCCGGTAAAGATCCTGCTGGGTGCGGTCGAGATAGTAAATCAGCGTGTCCCGGTCGTTGATGCCGTGCGCGACGTTGGTGGAGTGCCCGAGTTCGGCGCGCAGATCCGTCAACATGTCGCGCAGTTGCTTACCCATTGTTCTGCACCCTCACCGCGCGGGCGGTGCGCGCCGCCAGATTGCCCTCGCTTTCGCGGCGCATGGCGCCGCCGGCCACGTCCGGCAGGTGATCCGCCGTCCTGGGCGCGCTGGTCCCCTCGCCCCGGACATTGTCCCGGGCACGAAAACCCGCCGCGTCCGGCATCTCGGGTTTGGGCGCCGCCGTGACCATCGTGACCGCGTCGGCCAGCCCCAGCGGGTCGTCACCCAGTTCGTCGGCCTCGTGGCCGGCGATCTGGTCGATGCTCAGATCCGGCGGCGGCGGTTCGTCCTTGTAGGTGTTCACCACGCGCGGCATGTGGCTGGGCATGGTGAACTGATCCAAGGGTTTGAGGATCGGATCGGGGCTGTCGGGCCGCGTCGGCGGCGCGACATAGACGGGCTCGACGCAAAGCGGGATGGAGCCGTCCGCCAGGGGTAGCCTGGGCCGCGCGCCCGGGAAGACCTCTTGCACCGCCTTGTCCCCGTAGGTCAGCCGCAGCCGCTCCAGGACCTCGGCCTGCGTCGCGTCCCACTCGCCAACCACGTGAACGTCCTGGATCGCGTCCTCACCGTGCAGATGCTGCAAGACGATCAGTTCGGGAAACACAATGGGACGGCCTCGATGCCGGACGACCACCTGTTCGGGGTCGCCGGCCAGCGCCACGGAGCAGCGCAAAAGTTGAAAGTTCATAGGCTGGGCCTCCTGTCCCACGGGAAACGCCGCCGGGACATGTCCTGTCCCGGCGGTTGCGAAAGTCACGCGATGTCGTAAACGCCCGACGCGTTGAGTTGCTGGGCGACCATCTGCCCCGTGTGCGTCAGGGATTTATACATGACGAACGTGTTGTAGGGTCTGGCCGGCGTGAACCGGTGATCCCACTCGCCGTCCATCTTCATCAGGTAGATGTGCCTCGGGTCCCACCAGTAGAGGCGCTTGTTCTTGCCCAGGTCGTCCAGCGTCGGGTCGTATTCGATGGTTGCGCCGCCGGGCAACTTGAGTTGTCCCATGGAGCCGTCCTGGACCCCGGTGAACCCCGTCATCGAGTAGTTGCCGTTAGCGCGGAACTCGGTCTCCATGGCCGAAATGAAGTCAGATCCGGCCAGCGCCTTGGAGGGCTTGCCCCCGTAACGGATCAACTGGCGATACTCCTGCTGCAAGAACTCGATCAGCGCGCCGCCGTTGGTCGGGCTGGAGGTAATCACGCCGCGTCCCCCGGCGGCGCCGAACGCCGCCGTGGCCGCGCGGTTGCGCCACCACGTATTTGTCCTGGCGAGACCCCCGGTGGTCCCGGTCGCCGGGCTGTCCAGGATGATCGACTGCATCCCGGCCAGCGCCTTGGGATCGGCGGTCCCGTCGGCCCAGAGCAGAGCGTTCATGTTGCGCGCATACTGTTCGCCAAAATCTTCCAACTTGTCCTGGAGCAGGTTCACCAGGACAGTCACTTCGCGGTCAGAATGGTTGGACATGTCCGAACCGTTGCCGGCGTCATCCGTGATCGAGATGCCGTCGATCTTCAGTTCGGTGTGCGTCAGCGTCAGGCCGATGTGGTGTTCACGCCACGGATAGTTCGCCCGCTTGATGTTGGCCGGCGTGTAGAAGTTCACCGTGTCATTGTGCGTGTAGCCCACGACATGATCGTTGGTGCCGCCCGCGCCGTAATCGCCCTTCACGGCCAGGGAGATATTTCCCTTGCCACCTGGGAACGACTTGGCGCTGGCCTCGGCCCACTTCAGCAAGGGCTTGGCCTGGATCGACTGTTTGAAGGTGTCTCCCTTGTTGTAGTAAAAATCCAGTGCGGCGTTGGCTATGTTCGCGAGTTCTCCGGCTGTGAAAGCCATTTACGTGGTCCCTGGGGGATCACGACGCGCGCCTCATGTTCGACATGGCCAGAAGGACGGCGTCCTTCATGTTCGTCGGCTCGGGCGCGGCGCCGTGCGATGTGCCGTTGATGCCGGGCGGAGCGGGCCGCGTGGGTCGCGGCGGCGGTCGTAGCCGCGCGATTTCATCGGTCGCCTCGCGATACGCCTCCTGCACCAGCGCCACCGCCTGATCGGGCGTGGTCGGCGCGCCCTTCTCTTGCAGCAGCGCCTGCGAGAAGCGCCGGACAGCATTGGCTTTCAGGGAGTAGTCGGGGTCCCTCGTGCGGATGTCGTTTTCCCAGTTCGTCACGGCCATGCGGACCGCTTCCAGTGCGCGGCCCTGGTCCTCCTGCGCGCGGGAAGTCGTCTCAGCGCGTAACCGTTCCTCGGACTGATTGGCCCGGAAACGGGTCCGCGTGACCTCTCGCGCGGTTTCCTCGGTGATAAGCCCTTCGTCCACCTGTCGCTGCATATCCGGCGCGAGACGCACGCCAATGGCTTCCTGAGCGGCCTGCACGTAAGGCATCACGCCGTTCAAAAACGCCTGGTAGTCGCCTCGCCGCAGCGACGCGCCCACCCCCAGCAACATGTTCACGTCGTCAGGGGCAAGCTGGTGCTCGCGCAGATAACCTTGAAGTTGGCGGTGTTGCTCGATTTCGGGCGACAACGCGTTCAGGGTCGTGCGGGCCTCATCCCGTTGGGCCAGTAGCTGTTCAAACCGCCGCCTTGTCTCGGGTCGTAGCTTCCGAAGTTCGGCCTCGGTCGGATCGGCTCCTGGTTGCTGGGCGGCATCCGATGTTTGGGTCCCGGTTTCTCCCGGGCGGGTCCCAGCCGTGTCCGTGTCAGTCCCTTGTGTCGCGGCGCCGTCGCCCTCGGTCTGCGAGGGGAGCGCGGGCGTTTCCTGGACTTTGACCACCGCGCGGACTGCTTCGAGCAACCCGTCGCGATCAGACAGTGGGGTGTCGCCTGACGAGGGCGCGGCTTGCGTGTCGGTGCCTGACGAGGGCTTCGGATCTGTCGTGGTTTCAGGCGCGGGGGACGAGTCCGCCAGTGGTCGGTCCGTGTCGGTCGTGCCGGTGTTGGTGTCGTCTTCCGCCACTTGCGCGATCCTGCTTTGCCTTCACCGAAGGTGCTGGCTGAAACCAGGATCGCTTATGGGCCGTGTTTTGTTTGGTTGTCCAGAGGGTCAGGCGAAAATCAACCGCATGATCCACCCCCAGAAAACCACCAAAACCACGATGGCCCCCAACACCGCCGCGAAGCCCTTGATGTCGCTCATCGGTAAACCCCGCCACCAAGCAGCCAGAAGATCAGGATAACAACCAGCACGATCCCCAGGACACCGCCCAGCCCCGCGTTGCCGTAGCGGTTATAGCCATACCAGCCACCACCGCCGCCCAGCAGTAAAACCAGCAAAAGCACGATCAAAAGAAGCGTCATGGCGTGGGCATCCCCTGGGATGAGGGTTTCATGCGCGGCATACCGCCGCCGGTCCCGGGACGATTACCGTTACGACCGAACACCTGCATGGGCGGGACACGCGGTCCCAGCGGTCCCTGGGTCCCGGGACCACCCACGTTGTTGGTCAGGCCCTGGGCTCCCTGCGCGGCGGGATCTTCATCGGGAGCGCCCGGCCTGGGCGGTCCCTTGCCGGCGCCCTCGGGCGCGGGACCGCCGGGACCACCGGGCGGTCCTGGCGGCTGCGCCATGATCTGGTTCAGCGCCTCGATGCTGGGCACGCCCTCCGCGAAGGCATCGGTCAGGTCGATATCCGCGCCCATGCGCTGGATAAGCTGCCGCGCCATCCACTCGGGCGAGATGCCCGGGATGCGTTGAAGGATGGGCAGAAGCTGGGTCATGTTCTGAACCTCTTGCTGCTTGTCGGGTCCGTCTTCGGCGGTGGCCTCGACCTCCAGGTAGACGTTCTTGGCCACGGTCTCGCGGTCAATCTCGGGCCACACGGCGCCGGGACCGACGATTTCCTGGACGATCTGGGCCGACACGTTGAGCAAGAGCAGTTCACCCCCGGCACGGGCCAGATCGGTGAGCAGGTCGTTCATGTCGTCCAGGATCGAACTGGTGTCGGTGTGCTGGGCGAACTGGGCGACGCTGACCTCGGTCGCCGTCGCGCCGGTCGTGGTCCCCTGATCGGCCTGATCGGAGCCCAACACACGCAGCAGGTCCTCGTAAGTGGGCGCCGTGTCGTAGACCGCCGGGTCGATGGGCGGGTTTTTGACCACCTGAAGCACGTCGTCGATCTTCTGCCCCGGCGCCAGCGCGTTGAGTTCCAGGACAGCGTTGGCCGGGTGTGTCTTGAGTTTGTCCTTGTCGACTTCCTCCAGCACCCCCGCCGCGACCACGGTCTTGGGCCGGTTGGCGCGGCGGTGTTCGCGCAGTCCCTGCCGCGCGCGGTTCAGTTCCAGTTGCATGTCCCGCAAAAGGTCGATGTCGGATTGCGGGAACAGCACGGTCTCGTCGTAACCTTCGTTCAGGACAAAGGCGAACCACGGGTAAAACCGCTGGATTTCGGCGTCGGGCGGTGCCGGCTCCTGGAGAAAGTCCGCGTAACCGTCGCACACCACGTAAACGAGGCCATCCTTGCGGTGATAGATTTCCCAGACACAAGCGTTACCGCCGGGCGTGTCCTGGTCCTTGCCCCCCGCGTCATAGTGCCTGGGCGGCAGCGTGTCGGAACTGTTGCCGTCCTGATCGTAGGCGCTGTAACCCTGTCCCACGTCGATCCCGTAGACTTCCTGGATCTCGTCCGGCGTCAGGATATACTCCTGCGCCACCCAGTCCGATCCCAGGAACCCCCTGAGCGTGCGGCACTTCTTGTCCGGGATGATCGCCGTGCTGTCCGGGTAGTCGAAGGCCAGACCCTCGCGGACGATAAGCTGACCCTCCTGGGTGAGACCCTGGATCGCCAGCTTCAGGGCCTCGGCGTCGGCGCTGTCATGTTCGATTTCGCCGTCCGCGAGGTCCTGGGACAGGCGCTCGATGTTGGCGAGGCGTTCGGACATGTCGGCTATGCGGGCCTCGATGCCGGGCCGCATCTTCATGGCGCGCTGAAAGCCCAGCTTCACATAGCCCACGCAGGTAACAATCGACCGCCGAACGGTCATCTTCATCATCGTCTTGAAGCTGTGGACCTGTTCCTCGACGTTGTAGTTGTAGAGTATTTCCAGCGTCTTGGCCAAACGGTCCATCAACTGGTCATATTGCTTGACCTGCGCGGCGTCCTGAAGCACCGCCTGGATGTTGGGCGGCGGCGGCATCCCGGTCTGGGCGGCGACCTGCATGGCCTGTTCCGCCTGTTGCAGCGCCTGTTCGGAGCCGTCCCAGGTCTGCGCCATGATCTTGGGCCGGCGCTTCGCCTTGATCGTCGGGTTGGACGGATAGAGTTCCGCCGTGCGCTGAAGGACGTGCCTGAGCGCGATGTTCGCGACATAGCGTTCGTCCCGCTCGCTGTCCCGGCGGCGTCGGCGGCGACGCCGTGTCTCGGTCTCCCACTGATCGCCGTTGACGAAGTTCATGTTCGCCCGCATCCGGTCGAAACTGGGCTTCCAGTGCGTGCGGGCCTCGCGAACCCGGGTCTGCCAGCGTTTGACCAGCGCGCGGCGGGCGTCGGGCGGGTCCGGCGGGTCGCGGGAGATGAGTTTCGCGTTCGGGTTGGTGTCCTGGATCGGCGGCGTCATCAAGGACGGGTCGCCCTGGAACGTCCCAGGACCGGGCATGTCCATCCCGCCCGGGGGTGGCGGCGGGGGACCGCCCATCATGCCGCCCATCATGCCGCCGGGGGCCGGCGGCGGCGGTCCCATCGCCCCGGGCATGGGCATCGCCGGTCCCATGCCCGGGGCCGGGGCGGGTGGCATACCAGGAGGACGGCCTGGGTTAGGGGGGAAACCGCTCCCGGACATCGCTCACCAACCTCCCGCGCCGAAGCCCTGACGCACGGACCGCTCGGCCATGTCGCGTTCGTTCTTCAGCCAGCCGAACGTGCCCTCGGCGTTCTCATCCTTGCGCTCGCGGGACCGGCCCGCGCCGATCTGCAAGGTGAGACCCAGGCCCACGTAGGACAGGGTGTCCACGAAATCGTCGTGCGCGTCGTAGGGGAACTTCAGCATCTGGTCCCGCGCGGCGGGCCACCAGGGAGCGCGCTCGGGGAACCGCACCTTGCCCATGCTCATGCGGCCCTGGATGCTTTGCGCCCGGGTCTGCTTGTCCGCGATGGGCTGCATCTCGATGATCGAGCAGAACGTCTTGGTCTCCAGCATCCGCTTGCGCAGGAAGGGGCCGATTGACTTGGAAATCATGGACCGTTCCGCCCACCAAAAGACGGGCTTGTGCGCGCGCATCATGCGCAGCATGGCCTCAACAGCTTGTTCAGCGGTCATCTGCCGCCACAAGAGGTCCGCCAAGATCCAAATGTTGTCGTCTTCGTCGACGCCCACGCACATGAGACAGGTCTTATCGCTGTCCTGCTTCATGCTGACGGCGTGGTCGGAGGCCGCGTAGACCCTCAGATTGGTGGGCAGTTCCGCCGGCCTGTAGGTCTGTATCCACTTCGACGAAAAGAACGTGCCCCCCGCCGGGCTGGGCCTGCCCTGGTAAAGCGCGCTGAAGCCGCGCGCGTCGCGGCGCTGCAAACCCAGGAGGAAGTTCCGGCCAAACCGGTTCGGCCACAGCGGGTCGCCCTCGGCGCGCTTCAGTGGGTCCTTCTGGGCATCCACGGCGAGCGCGGGCATGTCGATGATATGCCACTCGGCGGCTTCCTCGGGATCGTAATAACTGTTCGTCGGGTCGGTGAGCCGGCCCACCAGATCGTCCTGGTGCCACCTTGTCTGGATCAACAAGATCCGGCCCGTCTCGTCCATGAGGCGGGACGCGATGACCTGGGTGAACCACGTCCAGAGCGTGTCCCGGATGGTCGGACTGTCCGCTTCGTGGCGGTCCTTGAGCGGGTCGTCGATGATAAGCACGTCGCCGCCGCGTCCCGTGGTGGTCCCGCCACGTCCCACGAACGCCATGATGCCGCCCTGGCGTGTCTGGAGCCGGTCACTGGCGAGGCTGTCCTGTTTCAGGACCACATCCGGGAACACCTGGGCGAACGCGGGGGTCAGCATCGTGTCCCGGACCGCGCGGCCAATGTCCTGGCCGAACTTCTCGTTGTAAGTGCCAAAAATGAGGCTCTTGGCCGGGTTCCGGCCCACGAACCACGCCGGGAACTTCTTGGACGCGAGTTCGGTCTTCCCGTGCCTCGGGGGCAGACTGATGATGAGGCGCCGGATCTTGCCCTTTTCCAGTTCCTCCAGTCCCACGCACATGATCTTGTGGAACCGCTGGGCGTCGTAGCGGGAGAAATCCGGGTCGGCGGTGAACCCCGGGACCGGCATCATCAGCCGGGTGAAGGCCAGCAGATCGTCGCGCGCGTCCTTCACGGCGATCAGCCGCTTCAGCACCAGTTCATAGCGGGCCTCGTCCGGGCTCAGGTCAGCGTGACCGTGTTGGACGTGACGACCGGCGCGACACTCACCGTCGCCGTGGCCGTCGCGGTCCCCGCCGCCAGCGTGCCCCCGGCGAAGGGCGCGGTGGTCCAGGCGCCCGACACCGGGTCGGTCTTCACGCGCTGCGCGGCCTTTTCAGCCCCGCCCTGCATCAACCGCACGTGCACCTGGAACGGTTTAGGCGTCGCCGGGTCGACCACGGCGGTCCCGGACACGGTCAGCGGGTTCGCCGCCGGCTGGTTGGCGATGGCGCCGATGCTCAGCGTCACGGCGGTCCCGCTGGCGTAATAGTCCCGCGCGGCCTGCTTCAGGACACGCAGTTTGGCGAACGGATGCGGCGGGGGCGCGAGAGCCATCAGAACGGGTCCTCGCTGTTCGCCGTGGCTCGCACCGTGTTGGACACGGGCGCAACGGTAGAGCCGACAGCGTTACTGGCGGTGACGACGCACGCGAAGTCCACGCCGATATCGGCCTCGGTGACGGGGTGAACCGCCGTGCCGTCGCCCACTTCGACGCCGTCGCGCAGCCACTGGTAGGCGTAGGTGTCCGGCTCGCCCTGCCAGTTGCCCATGGTGCAGTTCAACACGGCGGCGTCCTGGGACACGACCGGCACGTCCACGTTGACCGGGGGTGCGGACGAAGCGTCGGGCGTGGTCGACGGCTTCAGTTCCTCGGGCCGCAACACACTGTCCTCGGGATCGCGCGGATCGGGCGGTTTGACGAACGCGTCCTGGTAATCCTCGGGGTTCCGCGCGGCACCGCCCTCCACCGGATCACGCGGATCTGGGGGCGCCACGAACGCATCCAGGTAAGCCCGGGCCTCAGGGTCCATGTTCGGGTCGGGCGGGACCGGCGGCGGCGCGTCGGCGTGCCCGTAAGGCGGCTCATAGGGCGGATTGACCACGTCAGACATCATCAGGCTCTCCTTTCATCGCACGCGCGGACCCGTGGGCGGCTTCTCGGCGGGCTCGGACCGGGCATCGCTCACGGCGCGAACACTGGCGCGGGCGCGGTTCCGGCCGGGCCATAAACACCAGGGATAAGTGTCCGTTGCGCCTGGATCGACCAGTGCCGCCCGTCGCTCGTGTAACTAAGCGCCTTCCACAGCCCATCACCGTTGCCGGCGCAGCTTCCCGGCGCGTTTTCCAGCACCGTGTTGACATCGACGATAGCGCCAATCGTCACGCCGACCTGGGTGCAGATCCAGGCGTTAAGCTGGTTGCGCACGACCAGCCAGCCCGCGCTGATCGGTGTATTGACCACATTCGATGTCGTGTAGGGCGTGATCGTTTGTTGCGTGATGCCATTGATCCCGTTCGGCAGGATCGCCGCGAGTTGCGACCATGTCGAAAGCAGATTGGCCTGGATCGTCGCGAGCGGGTCCTGGTGCGTGACATCGTTCGATCCGTAATTGACATAAACCTTGTCGCACCGCCCGGTCAGCACTTTCATCCGCCTGAAGTTGTTGACGGCGAACTGCGCCGCCGTCTCGCCACCCTGGCCGACGCGAATGATCCCGAGACTATTGCTCATATATTCGGGATACGCCTTGTCGATCGGCGCGTTTCCGATGGCGCTCACAATGCTGTCGCCCACCACGCAAAGCGTGTGCTGCGTCGGTGCGCCGGCGTCCACCTGACCGAGGATGGCGACCGGCGCCAGCGTCGGCAGGTATTGCGGCACATAGCTGACGAACAACGGCTGAATAAACCCGGCCGGCAGCGTCACGTTGGTATCGTCGGGCGCGGGCGTTCCGGCGCGTCCAAATCCCGAGACCACGAAAGTCGCGCCGTTACCAGGCGCGGCGGCGGCGGTGACTGAAAACGCGCCCGTGGCGTAGTCCACCGTGCCAGTGCCGTTGCCAACCCATCCCCCGGTCCCGTCATCATCGAGAGCGAGCGTCCCCGCCGTCATATGCAGCGTGCGAGGAACCAGAGGTAAAACGACGTTCAGGCTGCTGTTCAGCGCCATGCCCGCCTGCGAAATCGTGCCGGTGAACGTCGTCGTCGCGCCGTCTCCGACCGCCCCGTTCACGATAGCCGAAAACACGCCATTATTGGCGTATTCCGTGTTCTGGCCGCTCAGGCCCTGCCAGGAGGCATAAGCCCGACCGGGCGGTGCGTAAGTCCGAATATAAAAACCTTGCCCCGGCTTTAACTCGGTGGGTAACATTTTTGAACAGATCACGCCGCCATCAATCGCCGGGGACGCCATCGCCAACTGGCCGTCAAAAATAAACTGGCGGATTTTCGCGATCTGACCGAGCGGGTAAGGCGCGGTGCCGCCGCTCGATGTTTCGAGGGTCGCGGTAAGGCCGTCCATCGGGCCAAGGCCGTCCGCCTCGGTGGTCGAGGGATCGGACGAGATGTTCTGATAACACACTGAAATGGCGTAAATCGTGCCTGTGGCGGACGCCTCGAAATACTGTCGATATGTTCCGCCGATGGCCACGTTCGGCGCGATCGGATTGTGCGGATATCCGCTGCGCAGGGCAACGGATTTTGTCGCCTGGACTTCATGTGGCGGCGGCACCGGAAATACCGCGCCGCCGTAGGATGCCACGCGCGCCTCCGTGGCCGGCGTGGCGAGCAGAGCGATCAGCGCGGCGAGCGCGGCGCGCATCATCAGAACACGAACTTCACGAAGCCGCCGCCGCCCGACCCGCCGGGGAAGTTTGGACCACCCCCGCCGCCGCCGCCACAGAAGCCTCGCGTGGGCGCCGCGCCCGCCGATGGGGTCGTGCCACCCCCACCCGTGCCGCCATCTCCGATCGGACTGTGCCCACCGCCGCCGCCCGCCGCGTTGCCAGCCCCCTGCTGTCCGATCCACGGCCCCGGCCCGCCACCACCGGCGCCGGAACCCGCTGTCGAACCACCGCCGCCGCCGCCAGAGCCGCCGATGTAGTAGAGGGATGACATGGTGGCGGTCACACCCTGGACGCCGGCGTTACCGCCGTTACCTTGCCCCGAGAAGCCCCCGTTGCCGCCCTTACCACCCACCCCAGCGGCGCCCGGCGAACCGCCGGTGCCGCCCGCGATCACGGGGATGACATCAAGCGTGCCGGAAATGGTGACATTACCCCCCGACCCGGCGTCGGCGTTGCCAACCGTGCCGCCGCCGCCAGGGGTGCCAATCACGATTGTAATGGTCGATCCGGTCGTGACCGCGACCGGGAAACCGTTCCACATCGACCCCGAGCCGCCGCCGCCGCCACCAGAACCTGACGTGGCCTGACCCGACCCGCCGCCGCCGCCCGCCGCGCAGGCGTGGAGGAAAATGTTCGTCACGCCGGGCGAGACGACCCACGTATAAGTCCCTGCCCCGGTAAACTCGACGCTCCCGGCGCGCGACGGCGCATAAGAAATGTCCGCCCATGCCGGTGCCGCGAAGCACAACGAGGACGCCAGCAGCAACCACCGCTTCATCGTGTGTATTCCACGGCACTGAAGGCGACACCGGTCACGGGGCTGAAAATATTGATCGCGACGGTTGGCGGCGCCGTCGGGCAGATAAACTCGGAACCAGCCGAGATCAGAAAGGAACCGCTCCCCGCCGAAGCAGCGGCGCCAATATTGAGCCATACATCACCGCCCAGCATCTGAACTTCGCAGCCAACCCGATGGCTGTTGGCGGCGAACAGTGTCTGCGATTGACCGCCGAGCGTTATGGTCCCGCTTCGGTTGGTCGCCGTGGCGACGCCGGAGCCGGACGGCGGCGCGACGGGCTGGCCCGTCGCCGGGAGCGACGCGAAGGCGACCAGCGACAGAGCAAGAAACGACGTTCGCATGTCAGCCTCCAGAAATCAGAACGGTTTGCGGTGCCCCGCCGTCAGTAACGGCGGTGATGGCGCCGGCCGGGACGGGAAAACCGGGGGCGCCGAACGAGCGCGAACCACCGTATCCCGAAATAAGGACCCCGGTGTTGGGCGCCGCCGTCGACCCGTCGAGGCGCAGCCAGATGTTGCCGGGATCGCCCGGCAAGGTCTGGATCGTCAGCGCGGTCGTGTAGGTTCCGGCGGCGATAAGCTGCGCCGACGAGGTGCCCACGGTCAGATTGTGAGGCCCCTTATATACGAGCGGTGACACAGTCCCTCCCCCTCCCCCTGCCTGGATGTTCCCCGTGTCCAGGACAAGCACTTTACCTGAGGGGTCCTGCGTCCCAGGCACGCCGGCCCATATCTTCCCCGGCGGGACCGACGTGTCCCAGTAGAACTGTTGCGGCAACAGGGATTTGTCGGGCGGGGCGACACCGCTCATGGCGAAACTCCCTCCAGCGCGCTCAGCCGGGCGCTGAGTTCCTTCACCGCGTTGACCAGCGCGGCGACGATGGGCTCGACGTTGATGCCTAAAATCGGGGCCTCGCTGTTGAGGGACCCAGGCCCCTCGCCATCGGGCGTGCCCACGGGAAGCACCGCCTCGGGGATGACCCCCTGAAGCTGCTGCGCCGAAAAGCCGATTTCATAACGCTCATGTTCCGTGCCGTCGTAATCCAGGCGGCGAAACCGTATCGGGTTGATCGCGAGGGCTTCCGGCAGTCCCACGCTGGCGGGGACGACATCGGTCTTCATCCGCTCGTCGGAAGTCGGGATATATGAGCCGTTGCCCTGCCACGGCCCCAGCCAGTTGATGCCGTGCGTTCCAGGAAAATCGAACTGAATAAAAGGTCCCGCCGTGTCCGCGTTCCAGATCAGAGTGCCGTTCGCGGTGGACCAGTTGAGTTGCCAGTTATTGCTGAACGCATACGAGCGATAGCCGCTGGGCTGAAACATCTGCTGAGTGCCGTCACCCACCGAAACACTGGTGGTTCCCCGCGTGAAGTTCCCGATCAGGTTGGCCCCGGTAAGCGTGCCACCGACGGTCACGTCACCCGTCGCACGGTTGATGCTCAGCACCGCGCCAAGATAATTACCGGCGTCGTCGAAACGACCGATGGAGAAGTTCGACCCGGCGTTGCCGCCGCTCTCCGCCGTGGCATCGCCCAGCGCGAGGGTCCAGCGCACGTTCAGTCCGGTGTAGCCGGCGATCTGCGCGCCCTGGCCGGCGGCGCGCGACAGGTTCAGGGTCGCCCAACTCCCGGCGGCGGCGTTGATCGCCAGCGGGCCGGTCAGGGTGCCCCCGGAAAGAGGCAGATACGGGCCGCCCAATGGCGCGTGGTTATCGACGTATTGCTTCGTCGCCGTGCCCAGCGCCGCCGTGGGATCAGCCGCCAGGACCAGGGGACCGGTAAGCGTGCCCCCCGTGAGCGCCAGCTTTCCGTCCGCGTATTGCTTCGTCGCCGCGCCCAGAACGGCCACGGGGTTCGCCGCCAGGACCAGGGGGCCGGTAAGAGTCCCGCCCGAAAGCGCCAGCTTCGCGTCCGCGTATTGCTTCGTCGTCGCGCCCAGAGCGGTCACGGGGTCCGCCGCCAGGACCAAGGGACCTGTCAGAGTGCCCCCCGCGAGCGCCAGCTTCGCATCCGCGTATCGCTTCGTCGCCGCGCCCAGCGCCGCCGTGGGATCAGCCGCCAGAACCACGGGTCCAGTGAACGTGCCCCCCGTGAACGGCACGTATTTCCCATCGGAATACTGCCGCGTCACCGGTTGCAACGGTCCCGCCGGGTCCGCCGCCAGGACGATGGCGCCGGTCATGGTCCCGCCGGTCAGCGGCAGATACTGCCCGGCCTGCGTCGCCACGCCCTCGACCTGGATCTGCACGATATCCCCCGCCGCGCGCGGCTGGGTGAACGTCACCGTGTTTGTGGTCCCGGTGTAATCGTTCACCGGAGTCCGCAACAGGCCGTTGGCGTAGACCAGCAAGGTCTGCGTCGGTCCCGGCGTGTAGGTCAGCAGCTTGCCGTCCCGGTCCGGCCCGGTGAAAACGGTCTGCCCCGCCGTGGCGATGTAGGTGTTGTAAAACACGATGGCCTGGGGCGGGGCCTTGGCCAGCAAATCCTCGATATCGGAGAGGGTTTCCGCCGCGCGATTGGCCCACCAGCGGGACGACCAGTGATCGCCGGTAACACCCTGAACCGCCAGGATATTGGGCGGGATCGTGTCCGGCATGTGTTCAGCCCAGGCGGTCGACACGTCGGCGTAAGCCTGGGACTGGGCCTCGGAACCGTCCGCGTGGTTGGCGCTGTTCGCCGCGTCCGCCGCGCGCGCCGCCGCCGTGTCGGCGCTGCCTTGAGCGCCAGTCGCCGCGCCCTGAGCGGTCGAGGCCGATGTCTGGGCGTCGGTGGCGGCTTGCCCCGCGCTGGTCGAACTGCCGCTGGCCAGCGACGAGTAGGACAGCGCCGCGTTGGCCGAACTCAAAGCCTGGGTAGCATAACTTCCGGCCTGATCCACCAGGGGTTGCACCTGGGCGACGGCATCGTCCGCGATATGGTCGAACAGGCCCGGGACGAACTGAGGTTCACCGACTATCCCAGGACGAAGCGTTCCGTCCGTGTTCAGACTTGTCCCAACCCAATCAAGGGTTTGGCTCTGCGTGCTGTTACCACGGTCGAACTCGGCGTCCAGCCGGTCGCCGGGCGGCGGAGTGGTCGGGTTGTTGACCTGCCAATCGGTGAATGAATACTGCCTGACCGGCGGCGTGGGCTCGGGGGCGACCAGCTTACCCGGTATGGCGTCAGGCATTTCCCCGGCCTTCCGTGTCAGGTTTGTCCGGTGGTGGCGCGCCACCACCGCGCGACGCCAGTAGCAGCGCGAGGACCGCCGCGAGCATTTCGGCCCATACTTCGCGGATCTGCACGCCGACATCGGCGCAGGCGCTGATCTGGTAAGCGCCGGTCCCGATGAGCCAAAGGCACAGCGCGCCGGTCCCCAGGGTCATCAACAGTTCGGTGAGGATCACCGCCGCCATGAGCCAGAACGCCGCGCGCAGCATGGGAAAGGGGGGCCGGGACATACCGCATCACGCCGCCTCGACAACGTGATAGGCGTCGCCATCGTTGACCCGGCGTCCGGCGCCGCCGCGCCCGCGGATCAGGCGCTCGCCCACCGGCTTGCCCAGATACTGGTCCACGACAAGCAAGCCTTCGGCGGTTTCTTCCAGTAGGATGGCGACATGCGCCGTGCCGTCTGTCCGGTTGGTGTGGCGTCCGTCCGGGCCGAAGGTGCCGATCACCGTGCCTCTCGGGACATTCCCGCCTTTCCCCTTCGCGCCGGCCCGTAGCGTCGATGAGTGCGGCACGCCCACGACTTCCTGGATGTGCCGCAAACAATGACCGTTGGCGACGACCTCGCCCTGCCTCGCGTGGGGGTCAGGCGCGACGAAAGGCACCAGAGTTCAGCGGTGCGGAACGGGCTTCAGGCTCGGATCGACGCACACATAGCGCCAACCGATCCCCGGAATACCGGCGCCGTAACCCGGGTCAACCGGGCCTTCGCCCGGCGGAAGCCCCTGGTCTGGATGCCGCCCGGGGCGGCGAATACGAAGGAAACCCGACACAAATGGCATGGACCTGACTCCTTTGGGTGTTTCGCCTGTAGACCCTTTGTTTTCCCAACACCAGCCCTGTTGGTAAGGGCGCCGAAACCGACAAACAGGACGCACCCGGCGCGCTCGGAAAACGAGGTTAGCCCACGGCACCCCCAAATCGTTGCCCAAACATCACGAAAGTCTGAGCGAACTCAACTAGATAGCCAAACCAGTGAGGGTAAAATGCGATCCGGGCGCGGACCCCCCGGGGGGCGGACGGCCCGGGGGCGAGGCCGCGCGAGACCGCGCCACGGTTCGGCAAGAACTAGGACAGGTCCATATATGTCAAGGGCTTAGCGGTCCTGAGTGCGGAAATCTCCGCACTGTTACGCTTGCGCGACCCGGGACCGCAGCCTGGATAGTTCCGAGACCAGTTCGTCCCGAGTTAGTTCGTCTATCGGCGTGTTATCGGCCCGGTCCGGCTTAGGCTGGTGCCGTCCCGTTAGTCCCTTGATTTCAGCCAATGTTCTGGCAGCCGCGACCCGGGCTTGCGCTCCCGCGTTAGGGTCCGTCGCCAGATCTGAGAGAAGCCGCTCGATGGACACATGCTCGATGTCCACAACGTCCACGCCGATTGTCCCGGTTGTCCCGCGTGTCCCGTTGGTCCCGCGTTGTCCTGTCCCGCTTGTCCCGCTTGTCCCGCGCCGCTTCGTCATGTCCTGACCGCGTCCCGCGCCGCGCGCCATGCCTTCGCCCATGCCAGCGGCTCACTGTCCCGGTTGTCCCACGCCAGGACAAGCGCGAGCCGCGCGGGCGCCCCGACTTCCATCTTCGCCGCTATCAGGTCCCGCCATACCGGCATGGCCATGAGTTCCGCCGGTAGCAGGCCGCGCCGCTCCAGACCACCCAGGACACGGCCCGCGACACGTCCTGGCGTGTCCCGCTGGCGCCGCGCGCTGTGTCCCCAACATGTGGCCAACCCTCGCACGGCGATCCGCCGGCATCGAACGCATTGACGCAACGCACGACTGCCGAAGGGCGCCCGATACTTAAGCAGCGCCACGATGCTGGCCGGGTTGCCCATCCATCCACCCACGCGGCTGGAGCGTGGCGCCGTGTTTGGTTCACTCATGGCCAGATGATGCCGGGACCGAAGAAAAACACAAGCGCCCCGTCTGTTTGTTGTTGTGTTTGCTTTCCATCGCGCTATTTAGGGGTTGCCTTGCCTTGACTGACCTGCACCCCACGAAACACCCCAAACACTGGAAAGCAAAACATGACCGCCACCCCCAGCGCCATTTGGCGCAACGCCGTGCGCACCGCTTTGCGCGACCGGCTTGCCAATGCCGACCCCAACGATACCGACGCGCAAGCCGCTCGCCTGACCCTCAATGGCCGGCTTATCAACAACCTCAACAACGAAGATTTGCGCGGCTTGCTTCGCATCGTGGGGATTGATCCCATGGCGCTGCACCCCTCGCATGCCCCGGGAGCCGCGCCGATGCCTGACACCGACCAGGACGACCAGGACGACCCGGACGACCAGGATCAGGCCCGGGACCTTATGACGCCGCCGCCGGCTCATACCGACGCCGCGCCCGCCGCGCCCGCCGATGACGCCGCTGCCATTGACGCCGAAGTCAACACCATTCGCGCCGATATCATGGGCGGGGGTTTCGCGGCCCTGGACCGGAAACTCCGGGACCTCGTGATAGCCGCGCGCAAGCCGGCGGTTGTCCAGGTCGTGACAAAGACCGTGACAGTCGAAGTTCCGGTTGAGCGCGACCAGGACACGACCACACCGCGCGCCGCGCCTACCGATCAGACTGTCACATGGCGCAAGGCATTTGGCGTCAAGGGGCCGCTCGGTGCCGAGACCGCGCCAGTATGGGACGGCGCCCATCCTGATACGCCCTGCGTCAATGATCGTTATGTCTGGCCGGCGGAAACGAGCGTGGCGCTGACCGAGATCAGGCGCGGCCATAACGTGATGTTGTTCGGTCCCAAAGGCACGGGAAAGACAGAGTTCGCGCAACAAATCGCCGCGCGGCTTCGCCGGCCTTTCGTGCTGATATCGTGCGACGCCAGCACCGACGCCGCGACCCTGGTAGGCATGACGGTCCCGGCCCGGGACGGCAAAGGCGTGTCATTCCAGCCGGGACAACTTGTCCGCGCGATCCAGACCCCTGGCGCCGTGATTTGCATTGACGAACCCTCAATCGCGCGCCCTGGCGCCTTGTTCGCGTTGCAGAATGTTCTGACACCCAACCGGAGCCTTTACATCCAGGAAACGGGCCAGAAGGTGAAGGTGGCCGCTGGCGTGATTTTCGTTGCGACCGATAACACCAGCGGGATGGGAGGCGGTTCGCGGGTTGGCTACCATGGCACGCAAGCCCTGAACGCGGCCACGCTGGATCGTTTCAGCGCCCGGATCAAACTGGGATGGCACGATCCCGCGACCGAAGCCGGCATTATCACGGCACATGTCCCGGGTTGCACGATTGAACTGGCCAATCTCTTGGTTCAGGCCGCGACCACGACGCGAGCCGCCGCTGACTCTCAGGTGCTCACCGAGGGTCTGGGCTTGCGCCGCCTGTTCGCATGGGCGGGGTTGCTGGCCGATGGCCATGATCCTGAAATCGCGTTCCAGTGCGCCGTCCAGAATTGTGTCCCGGACGGCGAGCAAGAGGCTTTGCGCCAACAGTGTTTGCTCGCCGTGGACAAGAACACCGTCCGCGCCGCGTTGAACCCGACCGCGCCAATCCCGTCGCCCGCCGCTTCCGACTTTGACCTTGTCTCGCCTGACACCATGGGCGAGGGAGCCTGAACCATGGCGAACACGCTTTACCTTGAAGTTACCGCCGCCGCCGTTGAGACCGCTTCCAAAATCATCGCGCAACGGCGTGGCCAGCATAACAAACCGGTCCGGGTGACCGTTGGCGCCAAAGGTGGCGCCACGGCTTCCGTCCAGGTCACGCCCGCCGGCAACGCCATCATGAACCTGCCATCCCTGCCGGCTTCAACCGTGCTGTCACGGTCCGAAGCGGACAGGATGCTGGGGTTTATCGCCCATGAGTGTTTACACGTGCTGCACACCGACTGGGTCTGGTGGTCCCGTTGCGTGCAAGCCGGCGCCAGGACGCGCCATTGGGCGAACTGCCTTGAAGACGTGCGCATTGAGGCGAAAGAGTTACGGGCCAGGCATTTCCCCGCCTTGCGCGGCATTCTGAGCGCCACGACGGACCACGTTCACTATCAGGGTCTGACCGGCGCGGCGAAAGCCGGCCACGTCATCGGCGCCAGGATCGCGGACGCGCCCTATTGCGTCGCGATTTTGGGTAGGCTGGCCAACCGCTACACCGTGCCAACCGCGCGCGGCTTGCGTGGCGCGTTGCACCCGGACGTCGCGCGGCTCGTGGATGTGGCGCTTGCCGAAGTTAAGTCCTGCAAATCAACGCAGAACGTTTACCAACTGGCCATGCGCATGGTCGCCATGGAAAACCAGATTATCGCCGCAAACACACCGCCACCCCGGGACGACCAGGACGGCGACCAGGGCGACCAGGGCGACCAGGGCGACCAGGGCGACCAGGGCGACCAGGGCGACCAGGGCGACCAGGACGGCGACCAGGACGGCGACCAGGGCGGCGACCAGGGCGACCAGGGCGACCAGGGCGGCGACCAGGGCGACCAGGGCGACCAGGACGGCGACCAGGACGGCGACCAGGGCGACCAGGGC